TTATTTGCACCCCAAACATTCTGAAGAAGTAAAATAACCGTTTTCACTGCTGCCGATATTACACTTGCAGCCAAGATGTAACGGCACGCAGAAAGGCTGACAGCCTTCAATTCGGATAATGCCTTGATAACGCCCTGAACGTGCTTTATAAAGTGCATCGTCCCACATAAAAGTTACCTTGTCTGCCGTCATTTCTAAAGACGGATAAACAATGGTATCACTACCGCCCACACGGGTAATTTCAATCGTGGCTTCGGTTGCATTACCGCAGTTGTCAATTTGAAAGGTGGTTTTTGCCACGTTTTTATTAATATGTATTGGTCGCATTTTTGCTCCTTGTTAAATGAAAAAAACCGCTCACATTACTGTAAGCGGTCGGTTGGGTTAAAGTTTTTGATGTTGGACTATCCGTCCGTCGTAGTCGTTACCAAGTTCTAAGTGCCACGCCAAGCTGATAAATACCAACGCCACCAGTGCAATTCTTATTCTCTTAATGCTCATTTTCCGTCCCTTTTGCTGAATTTAGGGTGCAAGAAACCGCCGCAGGCTTAAAAAAGTGCGGTCGGTTTTAATTAAGTTTTATTGTTTAATCAGGTTGATTGCTCTTGTCCAATTCAGGCGGTCTGATTGCTTAAATGGTGTAATCAGGCGTTGAATAGTTGGGAGCGTGGCTTTGTATTGCCGTTGATACTCGTGGTGGTGACTGATGACTATTCCGGTAAAGCGTGAGCCGATGGCATCGAGCGGATCTATCATATCGCCTAAAAGTGTGTTCATTTGACGGTGTCCGCACCATAGCCAAACGAGCTGTTCAAGTTCATATTCGGTAAATTCAAAAGTAAATCTTTTTTCCGGCTCTGGCAAAGCAAGTTGTTTCGGCTCTAACTGATATTTCCCAGTCTTGCGAATTTGTGGTAATACTTCAGACGTTACCCAGCGTTTTACTCTTTTCGCACTCTCTAATTTAGAGCCAAGAATTAATGAATACATTCCGCTTTCATTAACAAATAACACTTGAGCACGTTTATTGACTATATTCACGATCTCGCGTTTTGCGAGGTCGTCAGGATCGACGTGTTTTCTCAAAGCATCATGCGGATTTTTATATTCTAAAAGTTCTGCTAATTGAGAGGCTCTAAAGAAGATTTCGTTATTTTCAACGATAGTTTGAATAGGAGTGTTTTCAAAATTGAAGATAGTTAAACTTGTCATTTTGTTGTTCCTTTTTGATAGGATAACCCGACAATTCGGGCGGTCGAGAGCTCAAAACTCGCAACAAATCGAGCGGAGTTATTCCCTTACGGTATTGTATTCCTCACACTCTCGACCATTGATTTACATTGTTGTTTTTGTACCGTAAAAATTGTGGGAAAGAGAAAAGAGATCACAATTTCGGATACAAAAAAATCACGCTGACGGGGTGAATTACCGTTTGTTGTAGGTTTTTGAGACCTTGAGGCAAATACTACCCTTTAATTTTCATCCTGTCAAATAATACTTGTATTACAATGAATACATCTTTATAATTACCTCAACAATACAAAGGGGGATAACATTATGGCATTAACTGTAAGATTACCTAACGAACTTCAACAACGTCTAGATCACTTAGCCACACAAACAGGGCGAGCTAAATCTTTCTATGTCAAAGAAGCATTAGAAGCCTATTTAGAAGATTTGGAAGATTTACTCTTAGCCAATGCGGTTTTAGAGCGAGTTCGTGCGGGTAAAGAAAAAGTATATAGTTTAGAGGATGTTGAAAATGAGCTCAATTTGGGCAGTACAACTCGCTGATACAGCTAAAAAGCAACTGGCAAAATTAGCGAAGAAAAATCCACAACAAGCCAAACGTATTCTTAATTACCTGAAAGAGCTTCAAACACTCGAAAACCCACGAGACCGAGGCAAAGGCTTAGTCGGTGAACTCTCCGGAATGTGGCGCTACCGTGTCGGTGATTACCGCATTATTTGCCATATTGATAATGGCGAGTTATTGATCACCGCTTTGGAATTAGGACATCGGAGAGAGATTTATCATTAATAAAAGTTCCCTTTACCACTGATGATTTTATTACATTGCTGAAGAACCCAAATTTTATTTGCACTAGGATTTCTTTCTTTTAAGGCTCTTTGGCATTGGTTATATGGATCTGTGTATCTATAGTAAGCAACTCCGATTACTCCTGCCACTCCTATAATTAATGCCCCAATTATAATAGGGTTTTGCAGTAAATTAGGGATTTTTACTTTCATACCAGATTCATTTTTTGTAGGAAAACCAAAGTTTGTATAAGTATTAAACAAACTACCTAGCCCAGCCCAGAAATAAAAATATGAAAATAGAAATATCATGCCTAAATACATGGTGAATGTTGTAAGACTTTCGTATGAACTAAATAAATTCACAGCGATCCACCTCATATTAAATGTAATAAAATTTGGCAAAAACCCAATTACAGAACCAGAAAATATAAATATTAGTACATAACCTAACCAATACATAATTCTATTTTTTATATAAGTTAGGTAGTTTGCAATAATTAATAATATCGCAATTACTAACAAAAATGGTTCAGGTTTGTAATTTGATTCATTAAAATAATCTATTAATATAGATAACCACCAACATGGCATAAATAGAAACACCCATAGTTTATAGGCTATATAACTAATATTTACCTTCATAACCAACCTCCATAAAATAAACCCGTCTCTATTCTACACTAAGATTTGGAAATGATCGCTAATACCACAATAAAATAAGCTGCTAATTATCAATTTTACGATCTGTATCACAAAAACAAACACTCAATATGTTCGTTGATTGTTTCTTATCGTAATCTCTCTTGAAACAAAGGAAGGTTATTATGAAAGCACTATTCAAAAACTGGCTAATTGCTCAAAACTCATATTTTATTAATGAATTTGGTATTGATTGCATACTATCTAAGGTTAATAGCAATCTAAAAGTTATCAATTCCAATAAGGAAGAAACAGAAATCTTAGCCATATTGCTTGGTACTTTCTTTGAAACGATAACGGTATTTGAGGCTTAATTTTAACTATGGTTATTCACACCATAGTTAAAACAAATTACCCCCACAAATTATTCGAAAATGCCGGTACTCTATGGGAATTTAATAGTCCAAATTCTGCCATGTTCATTGTGCCGAGATGTCCGCCTATGTTACTTAAACCGGCAACTGATTGAGACCAACCCTCATAAGGATTGATTTGACTTGCGGCAGCGGCTGCTTGTTGAGCTGTGCGTAATGAGTTAAGACTGTCCGCAATCCGTCCTTGGAACATCGCATTCCATTTGTACATTTCTTCCCGATACTGGCTTTCACGTTGATGTTTGCGTTCTTCTTCAAAACGAATAGCTTGGTTAGTGGCTAACACCACAGCCTTTGCCTCTGCCACTTGAAGTTGGCGCACTGCAGTGCGAGTTGCACCTACACAGTGAATATTACTTTCTCGTTGCACTTTATCTCTTGCTCGAGAGAACTCACTGCGAGCCTGAGCCACTGCTCTATTTTTTGCCGTTTCATAATCGACTTGATGCCCTGCCTGTTCACGAGCCGATGCTTCGTTCAACATTCGGATTTCAATCGGGCGTGAATTGTCGTACCAATGATTGAAAAACTTATCCGATTTGTCTTTCTGATTGTTCCAGATTTCATCAAAACGATTTTGTGCCTGTTTTGCGACATCGTGTTGTTTGTCGGCAAAATAAAATGAGGCGGCTTGTTGTATTAGAGCAATAATCATATTGGCTCGGGCATTTTGTTGAACTGCTTCAAAATACTTACAAGCATAATCTGCCATTGCTAACGCTCTTGCTTTAGCCGAAGCATTTGTTAATTTGTTATCATCGGGAAGTGCTTTTATATCACTCTTAACTTTGTCACAATCACTTTCTTTCGTATCAAACAGTTCCATTATTTGATCGTGTGTATATGGGGTATCGCCCATAATTAAAACTCCTCATTTAAGTAATGTAGATAAAGATATTCCGCTTTTTCTTTATATTCCATCATCTGATGAATTAGCTCTTTGACATATTCATCTCGTAATGCAGTAAGTTGCGGTGCGGTGTATTTTTTGTATTCTTGATAAAGTAGCTTTTTACTACCGTCTTTATCCGACTTGTCTTTTAATTCGTTGATGATAGGCTCAAATTGATTTGCCATAGTTCTCCTGTTTGTGGGAATAAAAAACCGCACCCGAAAGTGCGGTCGTTTTTTAGTGAGTTTTCTTAGTGTTCAATTTCTCAAGAGTGCGGTACTTAAATAATATTCGGCGTTGCACTTCGTCCACTTTTTTGTAGTAAAGTGCCAATCGTTTATCATATTCCGCTTGAGAAATCTGTTTCTTTTCTAACCCTTTTGTCGCATTCGCTTTAACCTTGCGTACCACGCCGATTGCTTTATTCGCTTCTTCGTTTAATGCCAGTAAGCGTTTTCGCTCCGGTGTTAGCCAAGTTTTTACATTCTCAGGGTGATGTTCCTGCTCATATTTGTAAGCTTTTGCCAAATTTTCCATCTCAGCTTTGCTTTCATAATATAACGTACCAACCCGACTTTCGCCTTTTAATGCAAAAAAGTCATTAAACAAAGGGATACTCATTGGTTTTCCTTGAGCAACACGATTAGGATTCTCAATGAGCGCAGTCGCCAAATCACCGGCAGAACCTAAAAAGCCTTTATAAGCATTGATAAGATGCTGATAGCTTTCCGGATGGGCATCCATACCAAAAACATCATACATTGTTTTCGCCACATCTTCCCAAAATTTGGCAGTGTTGGATTTTGATTGGGTAGCATGCAATTCCTTTTCATTCACCCAGTTTGGCGTGATTTTATTACCAAAGGCATTACGGTCGGTTGCCAACTCTACAAACGGTTTGAAGATAGTCGGTGTAAGGGTGTTCGCAATTTTCGCAAACGGATCTTTGGTTACACTGGTTTCATTCGGACTAACCGGCATTAAGCTTTTTGCATTATGCGCCACAATATTACCCACAGCGTCAGATAAATGAATCTGCCCGTTGAAATAACGCATCATATTTACCGCCATATTCCATGCCATTTGCGGCGCACCATAACCAACCGGAATTCGTATATCTCCTAGTGGTGTCGGGATACGAATTTCACGGCTTAAATCTCCTTTGCTATCCATTTTTCCACCCGCCTCGTCATCATCACCGGCTAGAGCTGAGAGTAGTTGATAAACCATCATCCCCATCAGAACACGAGAGGCTAAATAAACTTGACCACGGCGAGTGCGTATAAACATCAAGTTATTTTTGCCTCCTTGAATAGCCGGATTTAAGAACGCATAAAAGCCTTTAAAATGCTTAGTAAATGAACCTTGTTTACGGAAATCCATTAACCCAAGCACTAAACCACTGGATTGCGCCGGAGAAATACCGTTTTCCCGTAATGCCATATAAGATGCTAAGGACGATACCGTATCAAATGTGGTGTTCCACATTTCCGCTAGACGCATCGCTTTTGCGGCTAATGTCGGATTACCATATTGCTTAAACTCCTTATCCAAGTCTTTTCGGGTTCTGGCAAGCATTGTGGAATAAGTTGATAATGCACCGCTATCGATCATCTCTTTTAAATAGCCCTGCTCTTTATTGAGATAATTGCCTTGTGCATCTTTTCTATCGTCTAAATTTGCTGTTCCGCCCTCTTTCGCAAATTTCGCTGTCGCTTTATAAATGCCGTTCCGCCCCAAATGCGCACCCCAAACAAGTTTTGTCATATCACGTCCAATCTTGTTTTTCGCTTTCTGATCTAAATCTTTACCATTACTGCCTAAGATTTCTCGGGTTGTCAGTAAAATAGATTTCTCCCAGCTATCCCGAACCATATTTTTCAGCGCAAACATCGGTTTCAATTGGGTTACCCCACGAGCAAACCAACCTGTTAAGGTTTTGATTTGGCGAAAACCCCATAAATCGCCAAGCGGGCTGACGGTTTGAGAGCTGTTTAATGCCCTCATTACATTATCCGGAAGTTTATACTCATAATAGTTATCGCCGTATTTCCGAATCAATACATCATCGCTTGTGCGTGTTGTGCCTTTCATCAGTTGCTTGGTGATACCTGTTGCCTCCTCAGCTAATTTTTGAGCTTCTCTTTCCGAATGCCCCTCTTTAAGCGCATTTTCTTTAGCCGTTTCATACAATTCATCAATCGAATTTTTAAACGGCTGCCATGCTGCATTGGTGATGGTTTTATCCAACATTCGCCATGTTGCGTCAATTGCGCCTTCCGCCTCAGAATTTGAACGTCCTTTTGCCGCTTTATCCTTGCTGACATTTTTCGCTTTACGTCCAGCTCCGCCAATATAATCGTTCTCTTTTTCAAGATCGATTTCATTGTCTCCGGTCAGTGGAACATAATGTTTATTTTGACGATATTTGTGATACTGCTCCCTCGTAATACGACCGCTTGCAAGATTCATTGCTAAATTTTCTTCAATTGCCTCAAACAAAGGTTTGGTCGCAATCTCAATTTCTTTAGCCGGAATTTTGGCTTCAATATTACGCATAATTGTTTGAGCATGAGGGATTGACCAACCACCTGCCGTGCCAACTTTCGGTTGATACAACTGATTACCCTGTTTATCTCTACCCCAAACTTGACTTTCCACATCGGCTTTACGGTAGCGATATTGACGTTCAGCACGTCTATGATCTCGGGTTGCTTGAGCTATTGCATTTTCATCACCGGCATTTTTTGCCTCTTCAATCGCCTGCAATGCCTCCTCTATTTTCTGTTTCTCATTGGCTAAATACTCGTTATTTTTTTCAACAGAATAACGGGCAGAAAGCCAATATTCCGCATAGAATTTCGCCTGCTCAACCGACATATTATGCTTCTTCGCTAACGCATTGATATTTTTTATCAACGGCTGCAAATACTTTTGCATCATTCGAGCATTAGCCGCATTTTTCACCCCGTCTGTGCTATTCATTTGATGAACGATACTCACCTGTTCGGCATGGGTGATTAAACCGCTTTGTTCAAGGTTCTTTAACCATTCGGCAACAGGACGAGTTTGATCTGCCAATGCAGTATCCGCTTTCACCTTAAAATATTCCCACGCTTTGCTAAACTCTTTTTCGCTTAACAAACTGTGGAGCGTGGTTTCATCTTCACTACGATGAATTTCCCCACTTTCAATTTGTTCCAATACAGAAGGTTTACGGGAATAGCGAATATCACTCTCTGAACTTGCTTCAATATCCTCTGCATTTTCAGATTGATATTGACTTAGATCGGTTTCGGTTTTAATATTGTCAGTAGAAAGGTTCGTATTGGACTGCATATGAGAAGGCAATTGAAGCCCGAAGGCAGTCAAAAATTGCGAACCTTTTGCTTTATTCCAATACAGAAGATCATTATCTAATCCACGCTGAATTTGCGCATTGCTACGACCATATACACTGGCAATTGAGATCAACTCTAATCCCTGACTTGATTTTTTCAAATGTAGTGCTGCAATAACTGGCTTATCCTTTCCATTATCATCCTCGACCAACTCTGTAAGAACAACATAGGAATTGTCTTGTGTAGCAGAACGCATGACTGCAACTGGATTATTAATTTGTTTCGGCAGTTGCTTCAAAGTTTCAGCAGTAACATTATGCTTTCCTTGCATAACCTTATGTAAAACTTGCCCACTAATCGTCACCCTCACATCAGGTAGTCCTAACATTTTCAATACATTTGGTGTTGTTCCAACCTGCACATATCGATTTACTGCATTTCCGTTTGCTACATCATTAACCGCTTTCGCAAAGTCAGAATCGGCATTTTCGTTCAAGCTGTAACGAACATCACCTTGCGCTGTTTGCTCTTGCTGAGAATCGGTAAGCGTATTAATCCCCTCTTTGATGCCGGATAATGTGTTAAACACATCTGAGGTCGTCATTTTTTCGGTAAATTTAGGATTGCGGAAAATTAAATTCATCAACTTACGAATATAGTTGGCTATTTGCGTAAGATGATCGGCAACGCTATTTTTACCCTGCTTATAGCTTTCGTGGATTTTGGTTTTGTAACGGTTTTCTAATGCCGCCCAGTTTCCGGTTTCATATGCAGCATAGATTTCCACCAACGCTTCTTCCACCGCAACAGGGTAAGAAATATCACCACGATCTTGTTGGATTTTTCTGGCAATCACTTTTACCACCGTATTTTCCGATGCACCGGCTAAAATACGGGTAAGCACATCACCATATTTCACCCGAACACCGGAGTGCGCCAACTCGTGCCAAGCTACCCAAGCTAAACGCTCATCACGACTTAGTGTTTCATCTGCCGTAATGTTATCGCTGATGAGGTAAAGTTTTTGCGTTGAAATTTCAAACCAACCTTCCACACCATCAGATACTAATTTTTTCACGTCTTTGCCAGAAGGGATTTCCGTATTGCGATCAACCACCTGAATATGTGAGGCAGTTTCTTCGCCTAAAAGGCGTGATAGGGTTTGTTGGTCTTGTTGTATCTGGTCATTGCGTTGTTGGGTAGATTGTTGTACATTATCTGCACCTGTTGCTCCCAAATCTTGACGAGAGCGTGTAGGCAAGGTTTGCGTAGGGATAGTTTTGTCGTGTAACTGGCTATTACCACCAACAGGAAATTTTTCATAACCACTTAAAATCCACGCATTACTTCCTTTCTGTTTAGTTAAAATGACTCTATGCCCATTTGGTTCATTTTGACCTTTATAATCTAAAACCAACCTTTTAGGTGTTTGAGTCGCAATACTACCTTTTGCAATGGTTTCTACAATGTTATTAACTAACATTTTTGCTGTTGATTGATAATCAACTTTGTCCTTACGTTCCCTTGCTTCAAAAATATGAGCAATACCTCGCCCACGGGGTTCTCCACGCTCATTTAATAGTTTGGTCTTACCATCATCACCCCAAACAAAATCCACCCAACCAAATTCACCATTGTACATTCCACGTTTCACATCAGCTTTATCCAAGATTGCTTGTGTCATTCGTTCTTGTCCACGTTTAATATTGGCCTCCACCGATTTCATTGGTGAACGAGAGTAAAGCACTTGCTGTTCTTGATCTTCTTGCTGCCTGCGATATAACTCTTGTGCGAGTTGTTGGTGTTCAGGGTAACGCTGAATTATATCGGCATAACGGGAATTTACTTCTCCTTCCGTAATGTCACCACGTTGATAAGCTGACACTATATCCTGAGATGCTTGGCGATATTGTTCCAAGCGATCTTCATCAAATACAGGTTGGGTAGTTTCCTGCTCAGGTTCAATCGCCTGAAGCTCGGCATCTGCAAAAACTTGCTCATTTTCAACCGCACTTTGCTCCGCCTGAACCCCATTATTCTGCACGTTGCCTTGGCTATCGGCTGTAAAATCTGCCGGTGGCATTTGCCCTGTTTGTTCAAGATAAGCTCTCGCCAAGTCAGCATATTCACGATCGCTTTCATTTAAACGTTGTTGCAATCTGCCATCTTCAATATCGGATTTCAGCTCTCTATAAAGTTCATCACGACTAGCTTGATCGAGTTGATGATCAGCCAATATTTTTTCTAACACATTGCCGTTTACCGGTGATTTTGGCTGCGTTGGTTGAGATTCGGATGAGGTGCTATTAGCCAAATCATCAATAGTTTTATCGCTACTTTGTTGTTCGGTTAGATTATTTCTATTAAGTCCAGCTTCAATAGCCGTTGGAATCCCTGTACCTAATCCACCAATAGCACCTAATGTTGCATTGCGTATAACATCATCAAATGCCTTTGTTTTACCATCAATTTCCCCCGCAGCAAGGTTGCTATTTAATTGTTCAGCACCTTCTTGTAATGCCTCTTGACCAACTTCTTTACCTAATGTTTTGAGTACACCACGATTTATGCCTTGCCCTATTTTTCCTAATGGCGTAAACATTTCTGTTGCACCAATAGCCGCACCTGCGAGAATAGTTTTCCAATTATCTGAAATATCTAATTTCGCATCATTAACAGCTTGTTCAAAGGTCATTCCTTGGACCATACGCTCTTGGATTTCAGGCAATTTTAATAATTGCTCAGGATTTTCTTTGAAAGTCTTGTCATAAGCTTCTTCAACATTATTACGACTTCGTCCTGCGGCGCCGGCTATATTTACTGCCCCTAGCCCTAGCTTACCCAATCCACCTAGAATAAGTTGAGGTGTTTGTTCCGTAATTAATGATGTAACTTGCATTGGATTTTCTTTAATACTGTGCCACGTTGCGGTAAATTCATCAGCTCCATTAGCAAGTTTGCTTTGGTATTCTTTTTCTCCCAAGTAAGAATTAATTTGATTTTCATCACTTAAATCATCCTTCCAAGCCTTTGTTACATCTTTAACATATTTTTCAGCGTTATCCGCCCATTGACCTAATACTGGAATAGATTCTGGTACAGCTGCAAGTGCATCGCCAACGAGATTTCCTGTGCCAATCATTACTTCATTGCCACGATCGCCAACATAGTAATCAAATGCACTTGTTTTATTGCGTGGATCGGCATTGGTAGAAAATTCCCCAAAGACTTTAGCAATTTGTTCACCTGTATATCCTTGTGACAAAAGATGATCTTTAAGCTGTGATCCATACTTTTCAAAAGCTTGAAATTTTTGGACTGGTGAAGCTTGAGTAAATCCATCCACCTGCTGATTAAATTGATCAGCATACTTTTGGCCCATCCCAGTTACATCTTGGCGAGTATTTTTAACTGTTGATAAAACCGTATCAAAATAATCACCGCCTTGTTTTGTTGGCTGAGAATTTAGTCCTACAATACTATCGAAATAGTCACTGGTATTATTTTGGCTCATAATTACTCCAGGGGTATTTTTACTAAACAAAAACCCCAGTTGCTTTTCACAACTGGGGTTTCAAGATGATAAATTTTCTTTACTGTGATTTTATATACCAACCGTTTTGGCGAGCTGCTTCATTCGCATAATTACGAATTGCTTGCAATGCTCTAGGATTGTTTTGATAAATACTAGCAAGGTTAGCTATTTGTTGATTAAACATCGTTTGATTAACTACTTTTCCGGTATTATCAGAATTATCCGTAATCATACCCTCTAAATTCATCAATTTACCGAGATCACGTTGAAGATTATTCAGTACTGTTTGTTCTTGCTGATAGTCTTGCTTTTGCTGCCAAGTCAACTCTTGAGATCCAGTATTAGCACCACCTGTGGCAAAAACTGCCGGGTCTAATCCTTTTGGTAACGCACCTAATATTTCACCTGAATTAAAATTTACTACATTGCCATTATTATCCAACATATTAGGTGTAATACCACCTAAGACGTTATACTGAGATGCAGCCTGTGGATTTACCGGCGCTAACATTCTTGCTTGATTGCCCGCCCAATTCTGATATTGGCTTGCTACATTTGCAAATAATGCCGGGTTAATATTAGGATTTGCTCTCGCAATATTGAATAATTCTTCTTGCGTAGGCATTCGCCCGCCATTTGCTTGAACTGCATCGGTAATCATTCTCCAGCTATCAGCTATCGCATTATGTTGTGTATAAGCATTATTTTGAGCCGCTGCATTGGCTTGATTTTGTGCATTAGTAAAATTAATTGCGCCCTGCTGGGTAGCATTACGAGTATCAATATTCCAATTCGCTTGATTTGTGCGATCTAAAAAATCTGCCTTTTGATATGCCGTTCGCCAATCTTCTGTGGCGAGATTTTCACGGAGTTTCCGTGCGTTTTCATCTGCTAATGTTCGATTGTTGTTTGCATTGGTAAACGCATTTGAAATATCAAATGCTGTTTTCCAAGCATTTTGATCGAACTCTGTTGGCTGTGTGTACATTGCCATCATTTTGTTAATGTCTGAGATTGCCATAAAATATCTCCAAAAAAACCACCTATTACTAGGTGGATCGCTATTCTGCTACAATAATTTTTCTATTCGACCAATAACAGGACAAATCCATGATGCTAGATCGAAATATACAGCGAGAAATATTGCATACACTCTATGAAACTTATCCTGAGCCAAATTTCCATGCTTTTTATTCAGTCACGAAGGATTCAAGCAAGGTCATGGGAACCTCAATAAAATATTGTTATCCCCACTGCAGTAGTGAACAATTAAAAATTAATTTATTTTACCTACAAGAACATAATCTTGTTGAAAATGCAGTTAGACCTAGTGCATCTGGTTATTACGTTGATATGAATAATGCGAGACTTACTCATAAAGGAGTTGATTTCTTACTTGATGATGGTGGATTATCTGCAATATTGGGAACAGTTATTGTAAAATTACATGAAGATACCATCAAACAATTACTTATTGCAAAAATCGAAAAATCAGCTCTACCCGAACAAGAAAAATCATCTCTACTTAGTGGTATTAAAAATTTGAGTGGGAAAGCCCTAGAGCAGGTTGTAACCAATTTGGTAGATCTCGGGTTTGATCATTCGGAGAAAGCCATTTCTCTACTACAAAAAACGTTTGAGTCTTTGCTCTAAGTTTTTGTTCAAAAACAAGATGACCTAATAATTCGCCTGATGAATTACATATACCTACTGCAAATTGCTCTGAAACTGATTTAGGCAGAGACATCATTAGGCGATTATTTTCATCAATCCAAGTTTCTATTCCAAATTCAGATAAAGGTTGTTTAAGCGGTAATTTATTCATTTTTATGCTCCTATACTGTTTGATCGTAAATACTTCTCACCATATCACCAATATAATCCGGCAATCCATTTCCTACCTGTGGCGCAATACCAAAGGCATCGGCTAACTGTTTCTGATATTTTTGCCGATTACTGATTTTAGCTTGTTCAGGCTCAAATTGATCTAATTTCTCAAATTCACTATTCATTGAGTTGAAGTAATTTTCAAACCCATTATTGGTTGTTACTGTTGGAGGGGTGAATGCACCGGCTAATTGTTCGCCGATGTTTGGTGTAAACGTTTGGGGAAAGCTTGATTGTAGCGCCGCTGTATGTGTATTTGGTTGAGTTGTGCTGTAATCGTATTTTTGTCCGTTCATCCGATATAGATCAGAGGTTGGATGAATAAATGACGGATCGACGTTTCCCCCATTTTTATTCCAAGCATCAATTATCTGAGCATGTGTTTTATGTGGCTGGTTTCTACTTGGATTATCCGGTAAACTCGCCCAAATATTTCTTAATTTATATACAGCTTTGGTTACGTCTCCATTTAGGACATCATTAACAGCTCCCATATCCATAATTAAACCTACCGCAGCTAAATCTTGGCTTTCTGCACCGAAGTCTTTCAGCCCTAGTTTTTTGGCTTGATCATTAAAGGTACTTCCTAAGAATTGATAACGTCCCGTCGCTGTTGTGACACCATCTTTAGTTCTACCTAATACTTTGTTTGGATGCCATGATAAATCTTCTAATCTGCTACCACCAAAATTGGTATGATACCCGTGTTTTTCCGTACCTTCGGCGAAGGATAAGACATTTAACATTCGTCTCATATTGGGATTTTGCAAATACATCTCGGCTTTTTGTCGCCTTGTTAATTTTTGTTCAGTCATTACTTTGCTCCATAAAAAAGCCCACAAGTTTTATCCTTGTGGGCTCTGGTAGTTAGATTATTTATTGCGTGGTGGATCGTATATAATTATAGGCGATACGGGATCAATAGGAACTAAATATTCGCCTTTTTCCCCTCTACAATGATGTAACTGATTACCAAGTTCATTGATATAACAAGGTGTCGCTATTGCATCGGTTTTTAAGCTGCCTGTCTTCTTATCCACGGTATAGGTGAATAGTCTTCCGGCAATTTCAAGATCACCGCCACACTTTTCATTATGCTTCTCACGAATATCAATTTGGTAGTAAATTTCGTTACCTCCTTCATAAAATAGCAAACATTCCGGTTCCAGTGTAGTAAGTTTATTTTTAATAATTGACTTTTTGACCAAATCAACTGCTTGATCGACATTCTTTACAGGTTTTGCCACTGCCAATGAGCAACCTAATAAACCAAATAAAAGAGCGGTCAAAATTCGTTTCATTTTTTACCTCACTTAGACTAACCTTGATTGTGCCTTTTCATAAACACTATTCCGATCTCGTTTACCCACCGCAATCACTTTTACCACAATGCGTTCATCAATGACTTGATAAACCAATCGATAGCCCGAACTGCGCAACTTGATTTTATAGCAATCCTTCATTCCCCTCAATTTTGCACTTTCAATACGAGGGTTTTCCGCTCTCTCTCGCAATTTTTCTACAAATTGTTTTCGTAAATCTAAATCCAATTTACGAAACTCTTTTTCAGAAGAGGGAATAAATTCGATTGTGTAAATCATTTGAGCAAATCCTCTAAATCAACCGCATAGCTTTTTTCTTGCAGCCTTTCTTCCACAATCTTCGCTAGTTCAGCATCTTCTGCCAACTCTATTAAATATTCGTAAACATGGGGCGGAACGCAATAAAACGCAGGTTCATTTCGGTTTAAAATGGCAATCGCCTCTCCTCCCGCCGCATTGAATGTTGCCATGGGATTGGTTTTTAGTTCGGTAATACTTGCAACTGTGTTGGTTAAAATAATACTTGGCATAAATAACACTCCTCTTTTAGAGTGCTATTTATCGCTCTTTATTTAGGTTTTGTCAATTAAATTTACAAACTATCCAGCACAATCTTCACATAATCATCAAAGTCTTTATCACCTTGAGTTAAGTCAATAAAACGTTGGATAAATGGCTTTGTAACAAAGAGTGGATTTTCCATCACTAACACCATCACACAGCCTTGGATTTTTCCTTCCTCTCGTGCCGTAAACACTTTGATTTTTGTGTAGGGCGTTTGCCCTGCCCACACTTGGAAAAAATGCTGCCATTGTGGGCGTAATTGAGCGTTTTGATCGTAATGCTCACCGATATAACTAAAAAGCTCGGCCAACAAGGTTTGTGACTGAGCGATATCTTCGATTCGTTCTGTTTGGTATTTCATCTATTCAGATCCTAATTCAGCGACACTTGTTGCAATGTGATATTCCCATACTTCGCCTTTTCCTGTGATTTCCACATCAAAGAACAGCGTAGCATATCCTGCCTTTAAGCGGTGAGGTCGGCTGTCAATCACGGTTTTATCACTGAGAATGACTGGCTCTTGCACCATTTCACTGCGGTGTCGTTTGTAACCAATGTGCTTAACCTGATTGGGCTCATAATCCTGCACAACCTTATATGCGGTCATTGCCATATATTGCGGTAGATTATGTAAACGACCACGCCATCTAAAGGCTTTCCAATTATCCCCTGCATTCCATTGATAAATCCCGTCATCAGCCGCAAAGAACAATTCATCTTGGTCGCTACGATAGACAGCTTTAGGTTTAATGCTAAGCGTGGTTAATTGTTCAATTTGTACGTCTTCGTGAATCGAATCAGGGACTTTAAAGCGAATGGAAGTGCGGTCAGTAAACCCAAAATAATAACCATCGTGAACGACACCAATCATCTGCCAAGGGGCGAGGGCTTGCCATTGGTCTTTTGTATAAAGTGCGGTCGTTATCACCTTCGCTTGATTGCCGGCAAGCATCACTAAGCCGTCTTTAGTCGCATAAAAACAAGCACCGTTATAAAGACAAGCAGACTGATACGAGATAATAGGTAGCGGTTCTTCTAACTGTGTGATAGAACGACAGCCTTGTGATTGGCACGGGCTTTCCATTTCAATCACGGCCGGGTAGCTTTCCGTTAAAATGTAGCCAGCTCGCTCGCCGCACAAAAAGCGAATGGGCTTGCCCTTGAAATGCCCATAGCGGTAGGCTTCAGGGAATGCGTGCGGTTTAAGAGGTTCGCTTAACCATAACTCTGTGCCGACCAACCCACCGATTTGTCCGTTTCCGCAGTATTGCAGATCGGTCATACATTCGTGGGGCGGTTCATATTCTTCTGTTAAGCATTCTTCACCATAAACCCTATGGGCTTGATGCACATAACTGCCCGTACCAAAACTCACCTCATCAACCAATAAAAAATGCGCTTCAGCATTTTGGTCTTTAACTTGTTCACCATAATCAAGCTGAGTGCCCGCACAATACAACCGCACTTTTGCGATAGAATACGTTGGGTAAGATGTGGGTAGTCCGCTGATCACCACCGATTGATCGTTATGCACATAAATGGGATCACTCGGTAAACTTGGCGCACTTTCAAGACCAAATGCATCAACAAGCGTATAAATGTATTGCCGTAGCTCTTGGTTAAAATCTTGGCTCAATGTTCCTAAAAATTGCGCATTGGGGGCATTGAGTTCAACCGGAAAACCCAATCTGTTCCAGTTATCATTACAGGCATTATCTTTGCGCTGAATAACGGGATAATCCTTTACCCCACTTGCTACGATATAACAACAATCCGTATCAATGCGTGAGAATGAAGCCTTGCAATGGTCACCGGCAAGATAGCAACATTTATCCACAAAGATTGAATTGCCTGTTTTATCCGATACTTTTTTATCCGTTCGCCACGGTCGCAATGTACCTCGGGATAAATCCACATCTTCGGCAACCTGTGCCATTGCTTGATGTAAATTATTCGGTCTTTGCCTTGGGGCAATACCGCCAAATTGAGTGAGTTTGATTGAAGGCATAAGTGTCCTTTTTACGGATAAACCGCTTTCAGTAATTCAAAATGTGGGCCATCATAGAACTTTTCATCACCACTTCTGCCGTTGCGATTCCAATCACCGCCCCAACGAATAGGAATGTTTAATGCTTTAGAGGCTTGGAACATTGCCTTGGCAAGCTCACCAAAGGCGGCTTTGTCGCGCCAATCTAACGGATAAGGCACAAGATCCACAGCGTGCCCGGTTAAATGTCGGCTGTTCATGGTTTTGGTTGCCCCCTGTTTAAATAATTGAGCTTGCCGTTCTTTCGTACGCAGGCCTTCAATGACGGTAAAATCAAGCGCGGAAATTTCCAACGCTCTGCGAACCACTTTGACTAAATCTGAATGAACGCCTTTGAGGTTATTCAAACTTCGTTGGCTAAATCGAAACTTACCCATTATTTCTCCCCTTAGCTTGAATTGAATAACGAATCGCCATTGCTCGGACTTTATCAATGCCTAGTAACGCCACGATTGCCCCAATTGCAACCGATAGCTTGGATGGCACGTCGATATATTCCAGCACCGATTCGCTTGCAACCGCAATTAATCCGCAGAGAATACTTTCTGCGATCATTCGGGTTTTCTTGCGCTCTTTGCCGATATAGCAAATACGGAAAATGGCAATAAAAAACGCCATCATAAAACTGTGAATGGCGTTGAGGTTTGATTGAATATAGGCGGCAATAATCGCCCATAAATTTGGATCTTTAGTTGGCATTGTCATACTCCACCCCTGCGGGTTTATGGTCGGAACAGCCACAATCTTCACAACGGGTTGCCAGTTCTACAATTTTACGCTCAATCACTCGTTCCGTTGGGCGGGGGATTTGGATTTGTGAACTTAAACCGTCATTGCTATTGCCCTTGCAACATTTACACTTCTTGCATTTTTCAATCACTTTACAGTAGCCCATTAAATTCGTCCTCCGTAAGCGAATGAATATCCGCCCGTTTCAAAACGCTGCATAGTGTCAATTTTGGCTTTGGCAATGCCTTGCTTGAACTTGGTTTCATACATCATTGCCATTTGCGGATCAGCAAACTCATACTGTCGCATCAACAGCAAATCTGCCAACGCCCCGTGTACCACCACATCTTGATAGCGGTCATACAAGAGCTTATCCACTTCACAAGCATTTTGAGTTGGAATAGCAAAATAGCGAACATAGAGCTGATTTTCGGCATCGGCTTTGGGTGTTTTATGTAGGATGATCTTGTCGTTTGGCTCAAAGGTAAAATCATTGCAGGCATAAAACGACATCGCCTTGTGTCGGTATGGTCGGCAATTATCTTTGCCTTTACCAAACTGCACATCATCAACATAATGTACCTGCTCGTGATCGCCATTATCCAAATAGTAATCCCGAACGCCTGCCTGCACATCTAGGCGCAGTTCACGCTTGAGCAGTCTACTATCGCGCGCCAATGTTTGGGACGCTTGGCGTAGATATTCCAAGGCAACATCATCAGGCACACCCTTAGCAATTAAAGTCACTCGTGGCAAGAACTCGGTGAGGGAAATAAATTCCACATCACGGCCATCATTGTCACACCAGAATTGCTGAATGGGTTGTGAACCACATCTGGGTTTTAGGCAACCGCAAGTCATTTTTTACCTCCTGTTTGGGTTGTTAGCCCTCGGGTAACGGCTACTCGGATTTGCTCTTTCAGCAATAAGCTGTCTAAAAACTGCTTGTAGTGAAAGGCAGATTTTTGCTGACTAGTGGAACTTTCCGTTTCTGCACCGAAAAGGCGATAGAGGACATAATCTACCAAATTCGCTTTATTTTCTGTGACAAAATCACCCAGCTCATCACCTGCCTTAATAGGACCAGGTTTCACCGCACAGGTCATTCGGGCATAAACATTTTCATTGGGGCTGACGGGCGGTTTCACCGTGAATTGGTTATCCGTGCCAGCCACCTTGCTGTAAGAACGTGTATCGGTTTTGCGGTTCGGGCAGTTGCGTTTACCAAATGCGGTTTGGGCAGAATCGTCCACTTCTTTCAACTCGGCTATGAAATTGCCGTGGGCATCTGTTATGGCATCCACCGAATAAAGCAGATCGCAACAGCAGGGTTGCTGTAGGTCGCTATCGTCCAATCTCGCCACCACCGTTTTGATAAACTTGGCAGGGTTGAGCTTGAACATTTCCGCAATACCTTCATTGAGGTAATCAATAATCAGCGGATCTTCAATGCGGTCTGCATCCACATCATTGTAATCAAACCGAACACGCAGGATAAAATCTGCGGTTTTCATCTTAGATTTCCGTTTCGTTGTCGTCTTCAGGCACAGTGACTTTTGCCTTGCCACCTGCTTTTACCTTAGCCCCTTTTTCCGCCTTAACAAATTGTGTTTTGGCAGGGTTGTGCAATAAGTGGTTGGTTGTGCCATTATCACTGTCAAATTGAATACCGTTGATTTCTGAGCGAAAGGTTGTTTTCTGTGTCATTGTGGTTGTTCCTTAAAAAGAAAACGGTGTGCTGAATAAACACACCGTAGTTTGCCCTATGTTTATAGGGTTAGTACATTGACGGCATCATATAGCCTTCAGGCTCAAAGCGACGGCCAAACTGCATTTGTGCCGTTTCTAATGCACTTAAATCTGAAGGTAATGCCACGATTTCTAAGTCAATGGCTTCTACTTTGGCGTTATAGCCATTTTCAACCAAGGTAACGTATTGGGTGTAGGCTTCCACTGCACCAGTGTCAATTTCACCCTCTACCGCTTCGGTTGTTTCAATGCCACTGCATTTTGAGTAGGCGGCTTTTGTGGTTTTGCCTGAATAATCAGCTCCATTGGCTGATACCAGTTTAAACTTAAAGCCAGCCACTGGCTCACGGAAATCCATAAAAATAGATTTCACATTGGCGTGGTTGGGTTGCAAGAAAATGCGTAGCTTATCGCCTACCGCAAGATCTTCCACTCGCTTACCATAGCGGTGGTCTAAATCGTGCAATACTGATCCCCAAGTACGCTGATCACGGAAGTGATAGCCGTCACGATTGTCAGGCTGTAAGAAAATGGCTAAATCATTTTCAGAGACTACACAACCTTTGCAACCTGTACCATATTCAGGGGCAACGCCACCACGAGCTAAATCATAAAGTGCCATAGATATTCCCCTCCTTATTCATCAATTACAACGGCTGCAACCACAATAGATGCACCAGTTAATGCCACGACATCAAAGTCAAATTCACCCACTAACCAGATATCACGTTTAATGGTTTGCCATTCTAGGAAACTTAAATCCATTGGTGCTGCAATGTGTTTTTGGTTCACCATCATCACATATTCAACCCGTTTGCCGTTGGCAGTCTTGTCAAAGGTTGGCATATTGATGGTTGAGAAAATATCCATACCCAACATAGTTGAGGTGACACCCGTGATAAGCGGATTGCTTGATAAGCAACAACCTGCACCAAGTACAGACTGTTCGTCTAAAATCATATCGTAGAAGTTAGGGCTTGCGATCACTTTCACTAAACCGCAGTTACCTGCTGATTCAGTTAAAACACGCTTCATACGGCGTAGCACCTGTGAGGCTTTCACAGAACCTTGACCATAACCCACACTAATCGGATTGTCAGAACTACCTAAGTTGATATTCTTAGAGCTCTTACCGGCTTTCGTGCCTACGTTATAGCGGTAGGCTTGTGAAACTAATGAACGTAAGCCGTAGTATTCCACTTCCTGTGATAAGGCCTCACCAATAGAGGTTTCATAGCCTGATTGGGTGGTATCCCAACGATCAGCAAGGCGACGAGCCTCACGACGGGCAAATTTCTTCTCAATGTCAATGCTCTGACAAAGGGTAATTTCGCCTGCTTTGAATGGATTGTCTGGTTCCCAAACTTCACCATTCCAGTTGCTACCTGTAAAACCACCAACTGAAATATCAGTGATGATGTCATAGGTGGCTTTTGGCGCGGTGTCTAAGCCTAGACTTGTGATGGTGTAGTCAGGGTTTGCAATTTGCAATAACACCGAGCGACGGCAAGTTTCCGCAATAATTAACCCAAGATTCTTCTCAGGTACACGAGATAGGGTTGTACCACCATAGTCAGCGGCACGAATAACTGCTCCCATAATAATTCCTTGTTAGTCTAAATCATATTTCTCCTGCAACGCTTTCAGTTCATCAACTTGACCTAACCGCATTAAGCGGTTCATTTTTTCAAGCGTTGCAGCACTAGGTTTGGGCTTTTTACCCTGTGAACGCACATCTACTGCAGCCCCTTTATTGCTTGGCGGTGCAGTCACTTGTTGTGCGGGTGGTTGGCGTGATTGTTCAAACTTGGCGATCAGTTCAGCGACTTTTGGCAGAAGATCTGCTCGTTGGTTAGCCCCAACGAAGTTCAGTAGTTGAGCGGCTGTATTGCCTGCAAAATCAATAACCTCCGAATGAGCAAACTCAATAAATGCCGAATCATTGAGTAAGCCTTGTAGTTTCGGGGTCTGCTCCTGCACTGCTTTGCCGAATGCAGTTTGGCGAGCCTGCTCTTCTGAACGTTGGCGTTCTTGGGCTAGTCTTTCATCAACCACTTTGCCTACATCAACCGCTGGCTGTTGCTGGCTTTGCGCTGCTCGCAGGAATCGTGCAAACTTTTCACCAGTGGCACCCATCATCATTTCAATTTCAGCTAACTCTTCGTCAGTAAAATGCTCTTGGGTTTGGGGTGGTTGGCTTGATTGGGTTTGCTCTTTTTCTGCTGGTTGCTGATATTTCTGTTCAAGTGCTGTGTATTTTTCACGAAGTTCTTTCGCTTCACGTTCCGCAGCCTGACGAGCCTCTGCTTCCGCTAAAAGTTTTTCTGATGTGGCTTTATGCTCCGCCTGTTCCTTGTTCAGTCTGCCTTTCCAAGCCTTGACCTCGTTGTCATCATCAGGATGAGCGTTGTCGTCTGTTGCTGGGGGCTGATTGGCTGGCGGTTCATTTTGTGCCTGTGTTTGAACAATCACATTCGGTTGTGATTGAGGTTCAGAACTGGTTTGCTCTTCTTGTTCCTTGTTTGGGCTTGGTTGCGGTGGTTCTTGTGACTTATCCGCAGTGGCAAGTTTTTCTCTGACGTGACGTGGAAGGCTGCCGTATTGTTCTAAATCAATCTGAGTATCCATTAGTCTTTCCTTTAAAAGAGATGGGTATAAAAAAAAGCGATCAGGCTTTGCATTCTTTATGCAAAATCTGACCGCTTGTGTGCGAGCGTAAAATGCCTAAACTCGGCTAGGCATTTCCGTTGTCGGAATTTGTTTGGTTTCTTCAAACAACTTTTTAGCCACTTCCGCCAAGGCGTTGGCATAATGCAGGTATTGGTCACGCAAAATAGCGTTACCCTCATTACGGGCATAGGCGTGAGTGGCAAGATATTCCGAATAGAGGAAATCTTGAAGTTGCTGACTAAACTGTGGGCTTGTAGAAAGCGTATGGCGTAAATCGGTCAATTCCGCTTTGGAATTGGCGGGCGATCCCATTCGCTTCCATAAAGGCATTTCGGTATTTTTCATTAGCTACCACAACTAGAACAACCGCCACCACGTTTGCCTGTGTGGGCAAGTGGTTTCGGGTTGGCAATAATGCTGGCTACTTTGGCAGTGCTGTCTTGGAAACGTACACCGCTGTTACCGTCTTTTGGGCTACGCACATTTCTGCGGTTAGCCAAAGGATTGAGTGCCATTTGCTTTCTCCTCTATTGAGTTAATAAAAAAGCGACCAAAACCTAGAGGTCGCAGTCGCAGAGCCTGTTTTTAGGGATTACCGGGTCGTCATAGTGATCAATAATCACCTGATTTTTGCCGTGATATTCAAAATAATAAGTGCCGACATCATCAATATGTAATGTCGGATCATCTGCGGTGAGTACCACCTCTTGCTTACATTTTTTATACGGCATATGCTGCACATTCGCTACCGCACTTGGCTCAATCGGACAGGGGCAACAATCATCGGTTAATGTCCAGTTTGGATTACCTAATGACTGCACCATTGCAATATGCACTGATACGGTTTCATCACCAATAAGCCCCCATGCAATTACCCGCTTGGGATATTTGCGGACTTCAATATTCGTTGATGTAGGGAAAAGCTCGTTGAGCGTGAAACGTGGCTCAGTATTTGATTGAGTTTGTGCGGTTTTGATGTGGCTGTGGGTTCGGATATTGCCCATACACCACCTGTTTTGTTTGGTTATTTCGATAAACTTGGTTGTTTGATTGCTCGAACAATTAAACCGATAGCACCAAGAACAGCATAAACTAATGGTTTATGTTGCTCTGGAATAATGTTATCAATCCAAGTTGTAGAGAAATCAATGGTTGCAAGTGCAGTTGTAGCTGTTAACACTTGAACAGACCAAGATTTAGCTAGATCTTTGACGTTGAAAAATCTCATTTTTATATCCTCTTATTATGTGCGATTTGTCACTGTTGCACGGTTAATTAAAATTTCCAATAAGATGTTGGGATGGATGTGGTTGGAGCTATGATTTGCTCTACACCTTCTGCGAGTTTATCAAAGCGAGAATTATAGATACGTTTAGTTACATCGATAATATTAAACGTACCTTGGTTATTCACCGTAGTGTCTGAACCATAAATAACAGACCAACCTTGAGTACCATATAAATAACATTCTGCTGTATCTATAGCTAAGTTACGCATGCTAATATCTAAGCCTAGTCCGTAGAAAAAGCTAGTTAAATACAAACCACGGGAATCTTTTTCTTTTAAGTTCCCCATCCGCATTGTAGTACTAGTTTCCTCCACATCCCCAGTTACGGTAGGATTACCAATAGTAGTACAACGGGAATTAATAAAGTTTAAACGACTATTATCCCCCATATAGATTCGATAAGGGTTTACATTAACGTCTCTAATACCACCTTCTGCATTATCCATTCTTCGAACAATGACTTTAAAATTAAACCCTAGGTCATTGACTAACCGCACGCCTTCGAACGATAAAAGCGTGTTATTCTCTGTGTAAAAAACTTGCACCTGTAATCGGTCAAAATTTTGTTGCGAATCTTCATATTTAGATATGCCTACACCTTTTAACACTAAGCGAGGCTCTTTCTTTTGGCGGAGTAATGCTGCTCTTGATAGATAAGAATTTCCTTTGTCAAGAGCTAACAGCGCATCATGGATTTCACCGTACGGATAAATATATAAATTACCGGACTTAATAGAAAACGTTTGTGATTGGTAAACATAATGGTCTTGGTCTTCTTTTAACCAAATTCGCCGTGAAGTACCTCTTTCCGCCAAAGTAGCAGCGTATTTAAATGTACGTAAAGGGTTAGTACGAGTGCCAGCACCTTTTACCTTTAACGGATCTTGATCCACACCATTTACAGCATCCACATATAAATCCGCCAATTCAGCACGAGGTTTCGAACCGTAATAAAGTTTACCGTCAATAACACGAAGTAAGTTATCTTCAAGATCACTCACTCGCACGACAAGTTCACCGAACTCATTAGTGGTGATAGGTTGACCATTAGCGATAGAAACATCATACTGCTTTGTACCAGCATTCCACTTAATGCCTTTCCCTATATTAATCGGCGCCACTACGGGAACATCGCCATTAGTAGTTTCTTTTCCATCACCTTTTTTGTGGATTTCTGCCATATTACTCTCCTACAATTTTACCTAACACATGAGTGCCACTTGCATCGACTAATCGAATATTAGCTACCCTATTTGCATCCACTTCAATCTTACCTTCATCACTCACCTTTATTGAACTACCAAGATTGAGTGCTAAAGGAGCTTTTTCTGTACCATTTCCCGTGATACCAGATTTATCTTTAACAGCCACCTCAACATCACCGGCAATGGCTTCTTTAATTTTTTCAATAGTTACCTTTCCACCACCTTCGCCACTAGATTTATCTAGCAATTTATCATCTGCAGAAATAGCTTTTTTATCTTGTTCTTCTTGCGAAGTCTTAAACTGGCTACAAGTTACAAATGCCATATTTTTCTCCTATAAAAAAGCCCCTAATTAGGGGCGATTGCTTATATGTCGTTACTTATTCCTGCGTTTTGTATTTTTCTCTCAACTCATCGAAAGTTTCAGCTTCAACTTTAAATGTGCGGAAACCACCATTTTCACTAACCATAGGTAATGTTAATTTAACTTGTTCATTACCAAATTCTAATGGGATTTCAAAAGAGAAAGTAATGCTATCAGCAAAACTAATTAAAGTATTTGAAGATACATACTTAGCAATATAACCTAAACCATACGGTGTAACTTCTGTAGCAGCTAAACCATCTTCCGATAATTGGTTATTATAGTTTAAGTTGTTTAGGTAGAATTGCGTTGCAACACTAAAAGGTGCGCCAATACCTTCTTCATTAACACCGGCTAAAGTGAAATGTATCCCACTGGCTGTTTCTTCTAAAGTAACACTAGCTGGTGTAGGCACATATTCAACTTCGATTTCTTTTACCTCTACAGGCGTATATTTCACCACGGTTTGATATTCAAGCCCATCATGCTTACTTAGAGATTTAGCATATAAGTCTTTCGCTAACGTTTGCAAATCTTCTAGTGTTAATTCTGGAGTAAAAGTGATATTACCTGTAGCTTGATCTAAATAACGTTTCTCTCCGTCACGAATAGCCATTCGGTGCATAGCGATATATACCGGCTTCCCAGCTAATTCACTTGGTACTTCAAATGGTACAGCTTGACGCTTTTCTTTAGGCGTGTTAGCGCTTAATTTATAAATTTGGATAATTTCTTGTTCCTGTTTAAAAATGTCACCGATAGGGATTCGAAATTCTTTATCTTCTTCCCCCTCTTTGCGAGTTGTTAAAATAAGCGCTTTTGTAACTTCATCATAGGTTGCTTCTGCTAAAAAACGATCTGCCATTGTTGCCGGAATAAACTCAGCAATATCAATTTCAGCCTTTTTATCACCTAATGAAACCTTTAACATTGTTCCATTACGGGATAAGTCAATATCTGTTGTGTCATTGTCGTGCGTAGATACACGGATTTTAATTTCTGACATCGTTTTTCCTTTATTCATTATCTAATGGGAATGCCTTGAACAATGCTTCATCTTCTAATGAATGCACCGTTATCAGGCTTGATTTATCAATCTTTTCAGATAAGGCATTTTGCAATTCTTTAATCTGCTCAGATTGCTTTTCAATTTTTTTCTGTAGCTCGGCTAACTGTTCAGATAGCTTTCCACCAACTGAACCGCTACCACAGCAACCAAGTTGATTTAATTTTTCTTGGTAAATAGGTTTAACTGCCATTATTTACACTCCAATTGTTGTGGGGCCGTTGCAGAATTATTGACGGCATAGCCAATAATATTCCCATCACATTCTTCAATGGGTAACGTATGACCATCACCGGCTTGTGGATAGGCATAGCCGTGTAGTTTTCCTTCACAATCTGTAATTTCTACTGTGGCATCAGGATCACGGGTTTCGTTCGGGTGAAATAAATAACCCATAAACTGTGAACCACAACAATCCCCCTCATCTAATGTGATAGGCATGGGTACACTGGCATAATATCCACAACGTTTTTTAGTGCGTGTCCAACGAATGTTTCCACAATTAGAAATTTCTTCTTGCTCAACAAAATGCTGATTACAACGTTCCGATCCTGTTGTTTCCCAAGTCTTATCCAAACAAAAACCGCAAGGCTCAATGCCCAGTTCTTTGTCGGTAAACTCGGTTCCGTTAATTGGCTCAACTGTTACGGTTAAATCAGGGCTGTTTTCATTATTCACCACTGGAATGTAACTGCCTGAATAACGAATAACCAGAGATGAGCGGTCTGGCGAAAGCATTGGTTTGCACTCGCCTAACTGATAATCTACCGCACTGGAAATTTCCGCTGTCGTTGGCTTGATGACGCAACACCCCTCACGCTTATAATTCGCCTGTGAACTACAATGGTTCACCCGCTTAAAGGTGAGAGTATCTTCTGCCGTCAATCCATAAGCAGTCACAAGCACCGCCTCTCTGCCAACAGAAAAACTTTTCACATCAGTCGTTGAGGGGGAAACAATCGTAATAACGTTTGGATTACAACTCATTACCCACCTCCATATTTCCACTGAATCAAGTGCGGTACAATTTCCAATAATTTGGAATAATCAACGCCCTTGCGTGGGGTGTAAAGCATTGGCGGTTGCCAATACAAGACCTTAAATCCACCTGAAAAGCCACCCTCTGTAAAGGTTAGCTCTTTGGTTGATTTATTGAATTTCACATCGCAAGTGCCTGACTGCACTCTGGTTACTGTTCCCCAACCATAACGGTCGTGCCATACCTGGTCGCCCTGTACAACATTGTCTAAGTCAATTTTCATTACATTACTCTTAAACTTCTTCCGTCAAGCCCACTTACTGAGCTTTGGTGTTGGATGTTATTTAGGTCGCTTTGCACGCCATTACTCGGCATATAACGATCAGTGTCCAGACCTAAAGATTTAAAATAATCCCGTACAGTGTCGGCATACATCTGCTCTGGAATTACGCCTGTTTGGGCAATCTGCCCCATTTGTGGCACTAAGCCTGCTAATTGTTTCGCTTTCTCTAATTCAGCTTTCAATCCAAGCAAGCCTGTTGCCACGATTTTCGCATCCGCTTTCACACTCTCGTCATCACCCAATAAGTTTCGGGCATACATCAGCGTAACAGCAGGGCGAATAAAATATTCATCAATATTGAAGGCACAATCTTCTAGGCCTAATACAGCGTTATCGGTCATCATTGCCAATCCGCCAAGGGTTGAGCCTGCACCACCAATACCCGCATTACCATTGAGGAATGAGGGCAAACCACATTCATCATCAGCCAAGCGGATTTGGTTGGTTAAGAAGGTGTACAGTGTTGGATAGGTGGGTTGAACATAATGAGAGGTAATCCCTCGCCCACCACTAGCAGTCGTATTAGAGAAAACCCTTGAAAACGGCTTTAAGGTAACATCCGTTGGATTATCAAAAGCCATCACATCCACTTCAACCATTGGGCCAGCCGAATAATCGGCATTGAGCAACATGGCATATTGCACCCGGTTAATGGCAAGCTGTCGGTCATAAATCATCATGCCAACTGAAATGCCATAAGGACAACCAGCGATCCGCTTGTAGCTTGCACTAAAATAGGTTCGCTCGCCTTTTGGGTGTGGCACAATAGTGCAACGAATTACCCTGTGATTGCAGACCTCAATATCCGCATTGAAGTATTGATATAAGTCTTTATCATCAATCTTGATGCCGTACTCACATAGGTCTTTACCGCTTACCAACATTTGGCAACGTAAGATATGGATCTCGTCATCATTCAGCCCATTGCTTAGGTATTCATCTTCAAATTCATTACCTAGCCAGTTGTTATCGCCAAGCTCAATGATTTCTTTCAGCACATCATCAAAATAGCCAAGATCTTCACTGCCAATAAAGCCAGCTAATTGAGCCTTAGAGCGTTTGCACAACTCAATAAAAAATGCACCGTCTTGTGCGTTAGTGGCATCGGGTGCAAAGTAGGCGTTCATCGGGCTAATTCTGCGGAACTTAGGACGAATAACGGTTTTCTTAACGAACTTATTCTTTTCCCAAACGTGATCCGTGACCGCCTCATTCTCAAACCCCACCACCATCACGGGCATTAAGGCAACATCAAAGAAACATTCACTTACCGCATTGGTAAAATCACCTTCAATGAGCTGATCTTTAATCAACTTAATCATCTTGCCAGTGGCCTCGGTTGCAATACGCAACTCTTCCTCACGCAATGTTTCTTTGACCAGTTTGCTTTGTTGCTCAATAATCTTAGCCACTTCAGGCAATAACATATTATTGTCATCAAGCAAGGCTTCAGACGGCAGTCCTTTTTCAATCAATGTCGCAAGCAATCTAGCCTTAACTCGCTCAAGTCCCTGCTCTTGCTTATCTTTCGGCAATTCAACAATAGGCGTTGGTGTGATATTAAAAGGGGGATTACCCGGATTGATAAATTTGGAAACCATATAGCTTTTTACAGCATTGGTTTTAATTGGAATAAGACCAAAGTAAGACGACATATTAGGTCGTTCTTCTATCTCTTCCATTTCGTGAATTTTGTGATAAGCATTGTGTAAACGGCTAAACCATTCATCCACAGACTTACCCATAATCTGTTTGCTTGACCGATAATTACGAGCAAGACTGAAATTCCACATAACCCTTTCGGCTAATTCATCGTGGACTTTTTCCAATTCTTCTTCATTATCGGGCAAGTCTAAATGTTCATTAGAATCTGCCATTCAGCATACTCCCTCCATAAGTTGGCGCACGTCGCAATCCTTCATATTCTTCCGGTTGTTCGCCTTTTGGCATAATGTGTAAAGTATAAAAGGTCATTGCTAAGGCATCAGCTAAGTCAGGCGAGCGATCAAAGTCTTTTTTACTCTGCAATTTCAAACGGTCGCTACTGTCGTACTCATAACCCAACATCAATAAATCACTCTGCAATAAATCGCTATCGGGAATATCTGCACCACGCATAAGCCACTCATTCATTCGCTCATACATTTCCGCACGTTTATTTGCGTAAGTATCCGCTTTATCTGCTCTTGCACTTGCGACCGCCTCAAAAACCCTATCGCCATAACCAAGTTGAACCAGTCTGTCATACACGCCGGCACCTAAGCCTACGGTATCAACAAACAACGCATCGACCTTAAATTCTTCAATCATTGCAGCACAACGTGTCGCAATCGTCATTGTGTCAGGGTATTTCCAACGCACCATCTTCAAGACCTTACGCCCTTGTCGTATTACAAAACCTGTACTGTCCCGACCTTTACGAGCAGGATCGACCGCCGCAACAATCGCCCCTACACCGTCATACTCAGCCTTACGAGCAGTAACCACAGCGTCCGCAGAAATAAACGAATTATCACTAGACTGAAACGCCTCTTCTGCCGTAATCGGATATTGCTCACGAAACAACGCTAATTTACGCTCAGGTGGACCTTCAAACTGTCGTATTTTTGCTTGTCGCCAAGCTAACTGCTCATCATCAATACCATATAAGGCTTGATATTCTCGCTCTTCTTGAGAAAAGGTTACCCCTTCTGCCGATTGACGATACTCTTGCATTGCCGTCCAAGGATAAAACACAGGCGTAAACTCATTTTCCCCACGCATAGCACCTTGCCACGTTTGATGAAAATACTCACCTAAACCGTTAGCGGTACTCTCAAGGAAAATCATTGAGCCGGCACCCGTTGGCACCGTCTGCATCACACCAGCGGTCATATCTGCTTGGTTGTTACTACGAGAAACCTCAGACCAATGCAAACATTGAATGGTTGAACCGTGTCCTACATTCTTACTGCCTGCGGTTGCGGTTTTAAATGCACTGTCTATGGAACTAAACGCCAACTCATTGGCACTGTCCCGATGTGCTTGAGGCTTAAAGCCTTGCGGTGTATGTTCGTGATAACGCCTTGTCATCTCAAACAACTCTTTGGTTGCACTGTCTTTATGTGTCAATACCAAAGACTTCACGCCCCGATGGTAAATCGTCCACCAGTACAACAACGCCTCAATGAAAGTCGATAACCCCATTTGACGCGCTTTCAACACAATAAAACGCACACGCCCTTTTACCTGCATTTGCTCATAAAACTTATCAAGCAAATCCAGCTGAACCGAGTTCAGTTTAAAAGGTACGACACCATCATTCTTGGTACGAATTTTTAAGCAATGATAAGCGAACGACTTGAAGTCAATTTTATATTCCGCTAATAAGCGTTTTTCGAGTTCCTTGTCGCTCCTCATTTTCTATTTCCTCAAGAATTTTCGCAAAATCAGAACTAGAACCCACCGCTTGATTATCTGTGCTTGCTCCCAGTGCTAAACGAGCCATTGCTTGCGTATCTTTCATCGCCCCAGTCAATGCTTTTAATGCCATAGGGCTGTCAATTTGATGTAAAAACTCTTTCGCTTTCTTACGGAAGTCATCAGCCAGTTCAACACAGTCATCATCAAACTTGGCTAATCTCGCCGCACGATTATTAACAACATACTCAACAGATTTAGATCTCACTTCGATCTCAATCTGATCTCGTTCTTCCATCCATTTACCCTTAGAGACTTGTCTGCGTAAGGTTCCAACGGAGATCGCATTTTGTTTCGCAAATTCTTCAATGCTAAGGTTTGAAGTAATGAATTGAGTTTTTATTGTTGTCCAATCGTACTTTGCCATTACTACCCCAACAAATAACCCAACACACTACCAAGCACTAAGCCACCCATAATCCGGTAACCTAAGCAGCATTGGCAGTTTGTGCCATAAGCAAAAAATAAAGCAGCCTGTTTAAGCTGCTTAAATGGAAATGAAAGTTCTTCGACAGGTTTCGAACAAATCCATGCAATCTCTTGCCCTTCGAATGGGTCTTCCTCTATCTCGTCATAACCAAGATAAATTAAATTGCCACTAATGGACTTCGCTTTGTCTTTGGCTTCTTTTACCGTTTCGGCAAGAATTGCTAATTGCTGTTCTTTCCCATCATAACTATAAGTAAAATAACAATTTAACATTAATTATCCTTTTTATGTTTTCTGTCACAGAGAAATAAAAAAGGCGACCGTTAAGCCGCCTAAAACAAACTGCGATCGTTTGCAGTCGGTTTTTGTATAGTGGATAGCAAGGTCGGCTAGGCTCTTATGTCCAACAACTTAACTGCCTGCTCCCTGCCAATCCTTGCTATTTATTGCCTTTCTTGCGATTAGCCGTTTTCGATAATACCTGCAAATTACTTCGAGAATTTGAACCACCTTTACTTAATGGCTTTTTGTGATCTACCTCTTTCCCCTTTAACGCAGATTTACCCATTTCTTTTTCCATCGTCCGCCTTGCTTTATTACGAGCCGCACGATTAGCAATCTGCTTCGGCGTTCCGTGATAGGTTTTATATTCCTTGTCATAATCTCGATCACTAGCAGGCTTAATTGATTTCTTCTTTGCCATAAAACGTCCAATAAAAAAGCCCCAACGGAGAAAACCATCGGGGCATTAAATCTAAATCTGTTGTTGATTTACTTACACTTCGACCAACATTGCACATATATTAGGGTATTTAGGTATGAAAATCAAGACAATTTACACGTTAAAAGCAAATTTCTTCAACTTGTCAGCATTTTGATGATTTTTAAGAGCAAGATCGAGAAATTTAGCGATAATCCATTCTGATGATTTTATGCTTTCTCTTATTCTTCTCTTCCAGGTTTCAAATTTAACCGATGCATCTAGTTTGTGTTGATACTTTGCGATCGCATACACCGAAAGTCCGTACACATATTTCGCCTCAATGTACTTATAATCCTGTGGGCAAGGGTTTTTAATGTAATAACCTATAACAGAACTGATCACTAATCCTAAATCATCATCGCACATCTCTCTTACCAGCATACAAATACGAGCTTGATCGACCTGTTGCATAAGCTTGGCAATCATATTCATACGACAATCAAAATCTAACCCACTAAATACCCAAGCGCCCCAATGATTCAGGTGATTTTCTACCCACTCTTGTCTTAGTTCTTCCTGCAACTTCTCAATCACGCTCTAACTCCTTAACCTTTGCTTTGTAATACTGAATAATTTCTTTGCAATCTTCGATCGTGTACTTTTTCGGATCGTGGTCTTGGCGTTCTAGCCATTCCACTTTATCTGCACCGATTTTCTTCACAAGGTTGATTCGATATTCAATTACATTTCCGCTTTTATGGTCATTACAAGGCGCACACTGCTTATGTACATTGAGTTCACAAAACCGTAATTCAGGACAAGCCCCTACACTCCGATAATGCCCTGCGTGCCATTGCCCTTGATGATAGCGACCACAACTGATACAAGGCTCGTCTTTATCCCTCAGACGAATGAATTTATTAAATACCGATTGCGCCTCTTTCAGCCATTCTGAACGACTTCTTAATCTTGTCTTACGTTCCTTTAGCTTCTGTTTCTCTGCCTTTTCTCGTGCTTTCTGTGCGTTATTTCGAGCTAATTCAAGAGCGCATTTGGGAGTGCAAGCTTTTTGTAGTGAATTAAACGGGGTAAACGCCTTGCCACAGGATTTACATTTCTTTGGTTTGAGTGGTTTAGTTCTCATCTTCCCCAAAATCCCCATTTATCATTAAATTTCACGCCGTTTTGCACGCCCCAAGCGGTGACATATTCAATCAAACTTGCGAGCCGTTTCACCCCCATCTGTGCCGTAGATTCACGCAGATTTATCACCTCGCCTTCAAGTCCTATTGCCATTTCTGCTTTTCCACCTGTCGCGATTCTATGCGCCGAAACCATAATCATCTTCCAAGTATCAATATCCCGTTTTTTCCCTTGAAATTCGCACTGCTTGCTAATATCACCCAACATCGCATGTAACTTGGCATTTTGTGCCTGTGTACGTGTCATCGATTGCACCTTCACCACCAACGGCTTTTTCTCATCCGTTGGCAAATCCCGAATAAACTCAAGACAATTTGACCGCACTTGGGCAGAACGGAGGAAGAATTGTTGTTTATCGGTCATTACCTTGCTCCTTTGCCATAAGATTTCGGCGCATAAGGTTTCGTCTGTTGTGGTTTCTCATTGATAAATTGATGGGCTTGAGCTTGGTCGCAGTCCACAAAATGCCCTTTTTCAAATCGCATATAAGCCGTTCCCAATTCGCCAAAACGGTTTTTCGTGATAATGGCTTCGGAATAAGGATTGTCCGTATCTGCTTTGTATGCGCCCTCACGGTAAAGCATGATAATTTGACTTGCATCTTGCTCAATCGCACCGGAATCACGCAAATCGGAATTAGCCGGACGTTTTACCGCACGACCGTCCACATCACGGTTAAGTTGGCAAAGTAAAATAATCGGAATGTTGAAATTCTTTGTGAAAGTTTTGAGTTTGTTCATCGTGTTGGAAATGGCTTGAGAGAGATTCATTCCACGCTCTTGCTTGTGGTCGATTAAGCCCAAGTAATCAATCACAATGGCAGAGAGTTTGCCGACTTCGCTCGAATGGCTTTCAGAAATCGCACAAATTTCATCGGCAGAAAGACCGCCACGATCGACAAAATAAACCTGTTGATGACGCACTTCCGTAATCGCATAGGTTAAACGGTTATAATCCAGTTCATCAAGCTCTTGTGGGTTGCGTAATTTCTTCACACCTACTTGACCCGTAGCACTTAACAAACGATCGACCAGTTGGAAATTTCCCATTTCAAGGCTAAAAAACAACACCGAGCCTTTGTTTTTGGCAATATTACGGGTGAGCGTTAAACTGAACTCGGTTTTGCCTGTACCGGGACGACCTGCCACCACCACAATGTCAGTCGAGTTAATCCCACCAAGCACGTTATCCACCGCCTCAATGCCGGTAAAAAGTAACCGCTCTTTGAAATCGCTTTTTGAACGTTTCTCAAGCACATCCACATAAGAATCCATCAATTCGCCCATAGCGACCGGTTTAATCTCGGTTTTGCTCACCAAGAGTTTTTGGATTTGATTGAGCGCACGTTGAGTAATCCCGTTTACCTGTTCATCACGGGCATTGGCTAATTCTCCCGCCATTTTGAGCATCGTTTGTTGAGCAGTGCGGTTAATCCAAGCACGGTGGACTTTTTTCGCATAACCGGAAAGATTCCCGCTGTAAGGCGTTTGATTTGCCATTTCCGCTAAATTTGCAAGATTTTCACCATAGTCTTGTGAAAGCATTAAAATATCAATCAAATCATCTTTGCGGGCTTGCTTGCGAATGTTGCCGTAAAGTGCGCCAAGCTGAAATGTCTCAAACATCTCCGGCTCAAGCCAACTCATCACCTCACGAGACTGTGGCGATAATCCACCGCTCAACAGTGCACCCACAAGGCTATATTCCAAATCGTAAGTGATATTTTGCATTACAGATTCCCTTCCAAAACTTTGTCTAACGTGCTTTCACGGAGTAAATATTCAAAATCGGCTTTCCAGCCACGGTCATTTTCACCAAAGTAAAACGGCGGGGCTTGTTTTAGGAAATCCGCAAAATATTCCCCGATTGCCACCGCACTGCCATCGCCAAAGCGTTTTTTAAACACCGTGGATAATTTCTTCACAGCTCGTTTGCGTTTATCGCTGAGTGTCTCAGGGTTAGCGACAAACGATAAATTCGTTTGAGATTCCTCAACGACTTGGTTGTAGGCTTTCGCTATCCCCACATAATCCACCGGATCGGATTTTGTTTTTTCTTCAAGCGTAGTAAATTCGTTTTGTGAATCCATTTCGTCCATAGGGTCGGCGTTAGCCGATTCCCCGCAAGGGGGTTGGGGGTTATTATTTGTATGTAATCTAGTGTATGTATTCTCTTGATCAATAACGAAATGACAATTTGACTGCTCCCGAAATGACGTTTTGTCATTTCGGGAAATGACACCTTGCTCATTGGCGAAATGACAATTTGACTGCTCCCGAAATGACTCAACCAAATTATCAAATACATCAAAATCAATCCGAAAATACAGACGATGCTCTAATCGTTTATTGGTTTCTATAACCACCCCAAGAAAACGTAATTTCTCACGGGCAGAACGCAATTCACGCTCGGTTAATCCTGTTTCGTCCATCAGTTCATCAAGCGTTTTATACACTCCTAACGGATTATCGGTTTTATCACTCCAGTAATATAATTGCGAAAATAAAATCGTCGCCGTAGCACCGCCGAGCACTTTTGTTAGCCCTTTGTAATAAGCGATGGGCTGACCAATTAAACGTAATGATTCAGAAGCTTTCATCAAAAACCTCCTTGTCTGATAACACTCTCAGCCAGTAAAGCTCTAAAAGCATATAAATTCGGACAGGTTGGTAAAATCTTTCCATTACAGCGCCTCAATAAAATACTGCTTAACACGCTTACCACTTGGCATCGTGATAAATTCATCTGTGATGGCATAACCCCGATCACGCAAATCTTTAATACGTGCCGATAACCGTAAACATTGAAAATCATTAAGAGCTGAAAGTGCGGTAACTTTTCCGCCTGATTGCAGATGTCTTAAAATTCTCGCATTCTGCGATTGACTTGATTTCTCGTTTGGATTAGTATCTCTCATGTTTAATTATTCCTAATTAGCCACGCTTGCCGCCGTGGTTTTTTATTGCCCTAAATACTTCTCTTAATCGCTCACCTAAGCCATTTAGTGATAGGATTAACAGCTCAAACTCCCTTCTCGAAATCGCAATATGCGTTTCTTTATCAAATAGCCCGAAATCAAGAGCGGTCAAAAAATTCAACGTTTTTACCATCTCATTGTTCGCCACAAATCGACTTAGCGTGTACGGATCGCAATCCATTTGTCCTGCCACATCAATTTGTTTCTGACGGTAGTATTTCTCCATAACAGGATCGGAAAGTTCTCCTGCCGATCCCAATAACTTATTGCGTGCTATTGCACACTCCTTTGGATAAATTAGCTTTGACTTAAGGATTGAAGAATTTCATCAATTGAAACTTTACCGCCGGTAGCATCAGAAATTGGCTTAATATGCTTACCGTTAATTCCTTGACCTTTTAGCCAGTTGCCAACGGTAGCGTTACTTACACCGCAGGCTTTGGCTAAAATGTCTCGGCTACCACATTCTTCAATTACTTTTTCAATAGCTTTATTCATAAACTTTTCCTTAATCAAGATAAAGCAAATATTAAATTATTCTTTAATTAAAATAAAGTTTTATTTTATTGCATTTGCTAAAGAAAACTTTAGGATCAACAAAAAACTTAAAAAGAGGTATGCGATGAATACGCTCGGTGAACGAATTGATTGGGCAATGCGCCAAAAACTGAAAACAAGAAAGCAGCTTGCAGAAGAGCTTGATGTTTCAGTGATGGCAATAGGTGATCTTATTAATGATAAAACGAAAAAACCTCGTAACTTGTTGGAAATTTCCATGGTTTTAGGTGTAAATCCAGTATGGTTACAAAGTGGGATTGGAGAACCATTCGAGGGCTCAACAGATATTTCTGCTTATACAGCAACAGAAGATGACGAAGATAACATAACACTTGATGTATTAGATATTGAAGCCAGTGCCGGTCATGGCGCAGTGAATGGTGATATGGTTCAAGTGGTAAAACAATTAAAATTTGTGCCGGATCAATTTCATAAATATTACCCCGGTATTACTCCTGCAAACATTCGAATCATTAATGTGAAAGGGGACTCTATGTTTCCAACTTTCAATAATGGCGATCTCCTCTTTGTGGATATATCTATTCAATATTTTGATGGTGATGGTATTTATATTTTTACCTTTGATGACACACTTTTCGTTAAACGTGTGCAAAAAATAGGACGAGATTACTGCATTATTTCTGATAATGATGATGTGTATAAGCCTTGGTATATTAAACCAGAAGAAGCCTCTGAAATGTTCATTCACGGCAAAGTGAGAGTACACCAAAGCCAGAAGTTGAATTTTGTGGGGTAGCAAGAGAACGAATGAAGGCGTTGTGATGAGAAAGCTGTAGTTTATGGGACTCATAGCCATTCAAAGGTTAGAATACTAAACACTAGCTATGACATTAAAAATTAACTTAATTTAAGGAAAAGTATGTCAGACATTTTGCATTATTGTGAGCTTACTGATGAAATAAAATTCAATATTACTCAACCAATTCAGGTTCAGGATATTGTCAAATCGTTGGAGGCATTAGAAAAAATAGTTAAACAATCAACTAAGACATTTTCATCATTAGGAAAAGCGGATGTAACTGACGTAAAGCTTTATATTCATGCAATTGAAAAAGGTTCTTTGTTAGAGAAGATTATTGTAAAATTAATCTTTAGAGATGAAGAAAATCTTAATAAATTTTTAGAAAATACCCATGATTGGGTTTCAGGACAATATAAGGGACATCCAGTGAGAACATCTTTAGTCGGCTTAGTGATTGGAGGAATGATTGCTTATGGCTTTTACAGCTTAGGTTCATCATCTAATTCAATTGCAATAAACGGTAATTACAACACTGTAATCACTGAAGGTGCTTCTCAACTAAACATCTCGCAAGATGATTTTAAAAAGGCATTGGAAGAAAATAAAAGTAATCGTAAATCCTTAGCCAAAAACGCTGTTGAATTTGCACAACCAGCAAAAACAAGTAGCGGAGATGTATCCATTGTTTTTGGTTCCAGCTCTAGTGATAATCCACAATTAGTTATCCCTTCTGCGGTTATTTCAGACATACCTAAGAAGGTGGAACCGATAAAGGCAGAAGAAAAAGACACTAATATGGACAATGTCACTTTACATATACGTTCCTTAGATAGAGATGATTATAACTCCGGATGGACTGGGTATATAGACGGCTCATTTACAAAAAGAGTTCCAATAGAGATACCTTTAGGAACTGATTTGAGTGTACTTGCCTCAAAAGAATCAGTAAAAGCTGATGTCACATTGTTCTACACACAAAGAGGCAATAGTGTAGACCAAAAAAGAATAGTAATTAAGAAGTTAAACCCATTAAATAAATAATCACTCAACTAAAATCGTCACTTGATTGTCGGTTTTATTTATTCCCAACATTAAGCTCTCTCAATCAAGAGATACGCATTATAGGTGTAGCCGTTGAGCATGGCTTGTAATGAGAGTATACCAAAGCCAGAGTTGAATTTTGTGGGGTAGACATATTTTTATAGCAAATAGACAAAAATACCCAGTACATAAGCAAGTTGTTGCATTAAACTAAAATGACATGATAGAATTCCGTAACTAATTTTTAGTGGCACATATGAGCAAAGCAGATAAATTATTAGAAAAGCTAAAAAAGGAACCGCCGCCTAAAGACTTCACTTGGAATGAACTTAGGTCTTTGTTATCCAATTTAGGTTTCGAGGAAAAACAAGGTACTGGTTCAAAAGTAAAATTTGTTCACTCAAACCTAAAATATCCTATTAGTTTACATAAACCCCATCCAGGAAATGAATTAAAAATATATATTATTGAGCTGGTGAAAGGTGCTCTTGATGAACTTAATATTATATAAGGAATAGATAATGAAAAATGTTCTAGAATATAAAGACTTCATCGGAAGCGTTGAGTTTTCTTTAGAGGATAATATTCTCTTTGGAAAGATATTATACATTAACGGGCTAATCACCTATGAAGGCAGTACAATTGATGAATTAACTAAAGAATTTCAGGAAGCCGTAGATGATTATATTGAATTTTGCCAAGAACAAGGTTTAGATGCTTATAAGTCTTTCAATGGGAAATTCAATGTCAGAATTTCACCTGAATTACATAAACAAGCTTCATTATTGTCAACGAAGCAAAATATCACTCTAAATGCTTTCGTATGTAAAGCTATACAAAATGAAATTGCTGCAACATCAAGGGAAGTGTCTATCGTTTACACTTACATGGAACGAGAGCTTATTGAATTTAGTCAAAAAATTAATACGAGCGATTTTTATGTGAATGATAATAAATTTCAAGAGCGTCCATTTAAATTACATGTAAACACATCTAGAGTAACTAGTTATGCTAATTAATAAAGAAATACAATATTTGAGATATGTGGTAAGGGAATTATCTTTTAAAGAAAGTAAAGAAGATAAAAAAGAGTTAGAAAACCTTACTATTAATTTAGGATATTCTTCACCTATTATTGAATCAAATGATGGTAAAAATATAGCAATAATGCCATTCACATTCACATTAAAAGGAGATGAGGCATTTAGTCTAACTTGTAAGCTACAACTTGGTTTTGGTTTACAGGAAAGACCAAAAGATGAAGAAGTATTTAAGGAAATTGTGAATAAAGAGTCAGAATATTTTTCAAAGTATATTGAAAATGCAATCAATAAAATTATCTCCAGCACATTAATAAATACTGCGTTTAATATTAATGAGGTATTTGATATACCTAAATTCTCTTACAATGACTAGTTTACACCGCCCTCGTGGCGGTTTTCTTTTTCCACGATATAATCTTTGCAAACTAATAATACAGGGATAATATCTTATGAGTAGAAGTTACAAAAAAACAAAAATCTTCGGCAATACAAGTTCATCAAGCGATAAATTAGGGAAAAAAATCAATCACCATAAATTCAGACAAGCAACAAGGCTTGCCATCTCTACGGGAAAAGAGCCACCCTATTCACTAAATGCGGTCTATGGTGTTTGGGATTTTCCCAAAGACGGAAAGCATTATTGGCGGAATGCAATTAAAAGGGATATGGTAAAATAATCACTTGCCCACTTCCCTAATTTTTGTTCATTGAACAAGTTCATTTGTTCATTTTCTCCCCTTTTGATTAATTTTGTACTAAAGCGCATATCAAAACCGACCGCACTTTTCTCTTCCCGCTTACAAATTGATTAAAAAACAAGCAATCAAACAACCTAATCAAAAAATTATTCTCTTAAAAATCAAGCAAATATAAAGTTTTCATTAAGTTTATTTAAAGTTTGTTTTAAATAAAACTTTACAAACTATAAAGATTTCTTTATTATACCCACATCAAAACAAAACACCCACCTAGCAAGCCAAAGGCTGAGAGTTAGCAGAGACGGTGGAGCCCGAAAGGGATTGCTCTTTAACAGATTGAATCACACTCTTTATCCCTAACGGGTACGCAAGCTAGGCGTGAGTGGCTGAGGTAACAAGCGCAATGTTTTTCATTGTTTACCGTATTTTCTTTTAATTTGGCTGAAACTGATTTGACCATTACAAAGCAATGCAATTTGACGAATTAAGCGAATTATCACATTAAGTACGGTAAACAATGGAAAAGAGAGAAAAGGGAGTCAGAAATGGCAACAATCACAATTTTAGGTAAACCGGGTGAAACAAAAGCCCGCAATATCGGACAGAAAGGACGGCTCATAAGAATGTTTGAAAAGTCCCGAAAAATGACCGCACTTTGGGAAAAGGCGATCGTGAAACCAAGCAAGGTTGATAGTGCAATTCGCCTTGCTGACAGAGATAAAAAGCTGGTTGATATTGCCAATTACAATTGTAGCAAAGGCAAAGTTAAATTTGGTCAAGTCCGAGCCAAAGAACGCCGACAAATGGGCTGTCGGGAGTTGGTGAGAATCTAAAGAGGAAATCATAAATGGAAACAAAAAACTTTTCAACACAGTCAAGCGTGAGTTCTTCGACTGTAACAGAAATACAAAAAGAACGTATTATTGAGGCAATTTTACAATCAATAAAAGTCTCATCATATTACGAAGGGTTGGAGTTAAAGGCATGTAAAGCTATTTCCAATATTAATAAATATAGCGACTCTGAAATCATCGAAGAAATTATTGACAGGGAAAACGGTGCTTTATATCGAAAAATAAACAGCCTTTAATTCCAAAGAGATTTCATTTTATCTGCATTAGCTCCGTAAGTTGCCCAAGTATTGTTTGAACAATCAAAAACAGCGATTCCATCATCTTTATCTATATATTTTTTTAGATAATCTCTACATTGTACCGCTGAATATGTTGTTCTTACATACCATAATGACTCAAGAACTTTACTTGATGAACCAAGTGACTGAATGGCATCTATTAATGTTTTATAGTCTCTTTTGTTTCTTAAATCATAAGAAATAATCATATTAATCATAACTCAACTCCTTATTTTGATTGCTGGCTTATTGAATATATCAACAACACAAAATAAGGTCAAATTCTCCTTGATTGTTGGCACTCTCAAGAGAACTTCGAGCTTGGGCGAAGTAAATCCCCAAGCAACCACCCAAAACCGCTCTCAACACAGTGCGAAACAATTCGCCCAATCTTCTTGAATCTTGAACGAGAGCGGTTTTTGATGGTTTAACCATCGTTCCTTAGGTTATTTGCCCACTGTAACAGGTGGGCTTTTTTATACAAAAACAAAATTATTAAAAATTGACAATATAGATGATGTTATGTAGATTCCCACGTTTCTTTACAGACAACTCCATTTTTAAATGAAAACAAATTCAAACATTATCATTAACTCTTCTGTTTTTCTTGCTTATATCTCATTTTTAGGTTGGTCAGTGGCCTACATATATGGATGGGCTAAGTTTTACTACTATAATTATCCTTGGGAATTCATAGAAGTTGGTATAAATAATATTGCTAGAGCACTTGGTTATATATTATTCGTTTCAATGATTATATTCATAACTTGTGCTATAGGGTTGATTGTTATTAGGAGTGCCAAACAACTATTCCCCAGTACAATGGTTGCATCAATCAGAACGTTTGTTGTGCTCAGTGTTGTATTTACACCGTTATTGGTTCAAATATCACTTATTACACGTGAACCTGACTATGTCATTATTTCTATTTATTTACTTGGTGCAATAGCTATATCTATTCTTTGCAAAAAGCATAGTTACCATATTAGTATCAAAAAAATTATTCGGGATATTAAAAATCATAAAATTCACTTACTCACTGCGCTTACTATAGTGTATTTCTACTTTGCTTTATCAGCTTTTATGATTGGTTATTATGCTCAGATTTTCCCCAAAACTTATGCTCAAATTACATTATTTGAGGAAGATTATTATATTTTTGGAAAAAGTAATGATACGCTTATACTCATTCAAGAACTTGGTAAAGATAATACCGGATTTTTTATTTATCCTTGTGTGAACAATATTAAACCTTGTAAGGTAACAATTAAAAATTGACACTCACCGCCCTTTGTTCTAGACTATGCCCGCTTCCAAACGGAAGTCGGGAATTGGCGTTCCTGAATATGAACAAGTGGCGGAAATAATAGTCGCCATACGGCGATTTTTTTATAGCCGAAAACTAGCAAATCAAACCTTTCAAAGGTAGTGGCAAATTGCCACCCCCTTTTAAAAGTAGTCAATGATGGGCTAGATGAGGGGTCGAAAGACCACCGTAAGTTTAACCGCTTGTTCAAACGGGACGCCAACCTTGTCTAGTTCATCACCAGTAATTGGCGTTACTCGTGATGAGTTTTGAAAATTCAAAATGAGAACAAGCGTATGACTACATTAACTTTTCAAACAACAACTCTTTCGGTTATCAACCATAATTCTCAAACTTATTTTACAGCTCGTGAGATTGGAACAGCTTTAGGCTATCGTAATCCATTAGGCGACGTATCAAAACTTTACGACCGCCACCAAGACGAATTTACCCCAAATATGACCGCCCTTATTGATATCCAAACCGCAGGAGGATTACAAAAGGTTCGTGTATTCTCTTTGCGTGGAACACACTTAATTGCAATGTTTAGCCACACCAAAATCGCTAAAGACTTCCGAAAATGGGTGCTGGATATTCTCGATAAAGAAACTGTACAGCCGAAACAACTCGCCCTACCCGAGCCAGAAAAGAAATTCACCTTTGAATTTACCGAATATGAGCTTGAACAGCTTGTTTGGCTTTGGTGCGGACACCGCCAAATGAACACACTTTTAGGCGATATGATTGAACCGCTCAATGCCATCGGTTCACGCTTTACCGGAATAGTCATCAGCCATCACCACGAATATCAACGGCAATACAAAGCCACGCTCTCAACCATTCAACGCCTGATTACACCATTTAAGCAATCAGACCGCCTGAATTGGACAAGAGCAATCAACCTGATTAAACAATAAAACTTAATTAAAACCGACCGCACTTTTCCCCGTGAAAATCGTGTGGCGGTTTCTTGCCCCCAAATTTCAGCAAATCGATTAAAAAGGAAATAACATGAACAAACGACAAAAACGAACCGGAAAAAAGAAACCGGAACAACCTGCTATGCGTTCCCGCACCATATTTCTCAACGAACCACCAAAAAAGGACACCACTATGCACAAATCCATTCTTGAATTTCTCGCCTTTCTTGGCGAATGTCTCCTTATTCTACTCACTACCGCAGCCGTATTGATTGCCGTTTTTAGTGTCTCACAAGCGTGGGGGAATCCCACCGACTGGCACAATAACGAACTCAGCGAGCAAATAAGCCAACAAGCCCGAGCCGAAGCCCGAAAACTTTGGCGTGAGGAAAATGGCGATTGGCAACCAAATTTAACCCCACAAGCAGAACAGGAGCTACTCCACTACACGGCCCAAAAACAAAAGGAAATCAACCGTGGCACGCAATAAAAGACGAGATTACAGAGTTGAGCCTAATCCAAAAGGCTTGGGATTTGTTGCTATTGAAATTATGAATGGTAAAGCAACTTGGCGAAGTCAGAATCATTGTGATGTGGAGTTCTGCCGGCTTGAAATCGACAAGCGCAAGAAACGGCTTGAAGTATTAAACAATGTGACAAAGAAAAAGTATAAATGGGGAGAGAAAAATGGCTAAACGATACTACTCTCCGTGGGAATGCGACAGCGACCACGATTATTACGACCAGTTTGACGAACCACAAGGCAAGCCCGAACCGGATATTTACGATTGGCAAGATGATAACGACTACAACAGTGAGGTGATATGGGAGGTGCTGCAATGACTGATGAAACCAAACAAGAATATCTCAATAAGATTCGAGATTTACTTAACTTCCACATTATCGAACCCGAAGATTTACAGGATTTACTTGAAGAATATGGCGAAATGCCATTTTAAGGATTGAATATGAACGTTTACATTGACATTGAAACCATTCCAACTCAAAACACAGACTTTCAAGCCTATGTTTGTGAGAATTTAAAAGCACCGGCAAACTACAAAAACGAAGAAACCATTGCGAAGTGGTTGGAAGAAAATAAAGCAGAAGCTGTAAATAAAACCTCGCTTGATGGCGCATTTGGGGAAATTGTGGCGATTAGTGTTTCAATTAATGATGAGCCGGTGCAAACATTCTATCGTGAAGATTGGCAATCACCCGACCGAGAATGGGATATTTTAACCCGCTTTAACGACTATCTCAAAACGGAAGCCAATAAGTGCAAAACCGTGCCGAAATTTATCGGACATAACCTGGCCAAATTTGACGGCTTATTTATGTGGCATCGTCATATCATCAATGGCGTTAAGCCTTATTACAAAATAGATAACCGCAATACTTACGACACGATGTTGGAATGGTGCGGTTATAACAGAGAAAAATCCCCATCATTAGACAAGCTCTGCAAAGTGCTAGGCATTGAGCAAAAGGGCGATATTGACGGCTCAAAAGTATGGCAAGCGGTACAAGACGGACGAATCAATGAAGTCGCTGAATATTGCGCCAAAGATGTTGAGCGGGTAAGACAAGTTTATAAACGAATGAATTTTATGGAGTAACACATTGACACCCACCGCCCTTTCGGATTAAGATAACCGCACAACAATTCTTCTAGCGGCTATCCGCACCCGACAGCATAGCGGTTTTTTTATGCCTAAAATTTAAATCACCAGATCTGGTGATTTAGAAAAATCCTTAAAACCCCAGATCTGGGGTTTTCAATGGACGGGTCGAGAGAGCCTAATACAATACCTTCGGGAAATAAGCTCCGCCGTCTAGAAGCGGTTGTTGAAGCCCGTTCAACCCTACAAAAGTTGAACGAATATAAACAAACTTCTAGGGGCATAAAAATGTCAAATTTAACTATTCTTAAAACATCAATCAGTCAATTAGACAACCTTTACAATCTGAAAGATCTACATCGTGTTAGTGGAAATGAAGCTAAACACGAGCCATATCGTTTCGTTCGTTTGGACACAACTCAAGAGCTTATTTCAGAAATCCAAAAAGAAGATCCAACGGCAACACCACTAAAAACTCTACGAGGCACACATGGTGGAACATACGCCTGCGAAGAACTTGTTTTAGCCTACGCAATGTGGATTTCCCCGAAATTTCATTTAGTCGTATTACGAGCATTTTTAAATATGCACAAAAATGAACAGTTGCAAAAAACGCAACAACTTGCTTTGCCTGAACCTCCGAAAATGTATCAACGTGATTTTACCGAAAAAGAAATACAAGATTGGTGCTGGGCGTGGTACGCATTGCGTAACTACATTGAGCTTACCGACAAATTGCAAAAACAGTTCGGCGGTTTCGGTGGCGACTATGCAAGCGCAATACGAAAACTAAACGACCGTTACGGCAATCTTCCTGATGAACTTATCCCAACTTTACAGCGGATAACAACCGAATTTCACCCTGACAATCTGCACGGCAACGGCTGGAATCGCATTATCTACAATGTGAGACACCCTAACGCCATCATCCGAAGTGGCGGATTAGTCCACTTATTCTAAAACTTAACTAAAACCGACCGCACTTTTCCCCGTGAAAATCGTGTGGCGGTTTGTCTCACCCAAATTTCAGCAAAAGGAAGAAAAAATGTTCAAAAAAGGTTTAAAAATCGTGCTTGGCGTGTTCGTGATTATCAGCGCATATCAACTGGATCTCACCCACGACTACGATGGGAAAATTTCTCACATTCAACAATAAGGAAAAAACAATGAGCCTACAACAAAAAGCGTGGGATACGCTTTCAATAATCAACGTAAACGACAAAACCGAAACCAAAGGCACAGGGAAATATGCCCTCACCTATCTCTCTTGGGCGTGGGCTTGGGGCGTGTTGATGGAATATTTTCCCCAATCTACCTACGTTATCCACGATGATAGGCATCTGCCCGATGGTTCGGTGATTGTGGGCATAACCCTCACCATTAAAGAAGGCGAAGAAGAATTTAGCCGTTATATGTGGCTGCCAGTAATGGATCACTTAAATAAATCCATTAAAAATCCTGATGCAATAGCAATCAACAAAGCCTATATGCGTTGTCTTGCTAAAGCGATCGCAATGTGCGGTTTAGGACATTACATCTATGCCGGTGAAGATTTGCCGAATGAAGAAGACAGCAAAGAAACCCCAAAGCCAAAATTGCCGCCCAACTCAAACAGTTCAACGAAGCAGAATATGAGTTCTACGCCACCTGAACAACCGCCTACCCAAGTAGAAAAATCAACGTGGGAAAGACTTCAAGACGGCTTACGTGAATGTAAAACCAAACAGGCGCTTGAAGAACTATACAGCAAACAAATGCCGTGGCTAGAGAAAAAATACCCGAATCTGATTGATTCTTACAACAGCTTCTATGATGAATGCTTATTTAATTTAACGGTTTAGGAGAGATGAAATGGCAGGAGTAAATAAAGTCATTATCGTGGGGCGCTTAGGTAGCGATCCCGATGTGCGCACGATGCCAAATGGTGATACCGTCGCTAATATAAGTGTTGCAACCGGTGAAAGTTGGAATGATCACAAGACCGGTGAACGTCGTGACATTACCGAATGGCACCGCATTGTGTTCTATCGCCGTCAAGCGGAAATTTGTGGCGAATATTTGCATAAAGGTTCGCAAGTGTATGTAGAAGGTCGCCTACGCACACGCAAATGGCAAGACCAAAACGGGCAAGAGCGCTACACAACAGAAATTCAGGGTGATGTTTTGCAAATGTTAGGCAACTCACAAGATAGAAACGGCAACAATCAAACACAAAATAAACCGATTCAACAAAAAGAATGGGACGGCTATTCCGATGAAGAACGTCGACAGATGAATAATCTTGATGACGATATCCCATTCTGAACCACACCGCCCACTTCCGTGGTTTTTTTATAGGTAAACAAAATGACGAAAAAATATGAACTATTAAAAGACGACACCAAAGAATATTTTGGAATAACCCTCTACCGAATTAAAGCATTAATTTCTTTTGGCGTTGTCGTGACAGGTGAACTTGGCGGCTATATCGAGGCTGAGAAAAATTTAGATCAATCCGGTGATGCTTGGGTGTTCGGTAATGCTAAGGTGTTCGGTGATGCTAAGGTGTCCGGCGATGCTCGGGTGTACGGCGATGCTCGGGTGTCCGATAATGCTCGGGTGTCCGGCGATGCTCGGGTGTCCGATAATGCTTGGGTGTACGGTGATGCTGAGGTGTTCGGTGATGCTGAGGTGTTCGGTGATGCTGGGGTCTTCGGTAATGCTAAGGTGTACGGTAATGCTGAAGTGTTCGGTAATGCTAAGGTGTACGGTAATGCTGAAGTGTACGGCGATGCTGGGGTTAGATCTTATGCCATTATTTCCGAACGCAAAATGATTTTCTGGGCGAGTAATGTGGGTTCAGAAAATGGTACACTCACGGTATTTAATGGCAAGGACGGATTAATCGTTACTCGGGGTTGTTTTACCGGAACGATTGAAGAGTTTTTAGCGAAATCCTCAGAGGTACACGATGAGAAAACCAAGCGGGAGTATGGGTTATTAATCGAAGTTGCGAAAAGTCGAATTTTAGGATGAACAAATGAACGAAATACATATCAGCATTGCTTATTCGTTTTTCGCTGAATTGTTTGGTAAGTACATACACGACAATTTTAATCTCAGCAAACCTAATAGACTGAGAGCAATCGAACAAGTCAAAAATACTGGCTGCTTTTAGACAGCGAACAACGAGAGTTCATCATCAAGCAGGCAACAAAACAAGCCCGTTATAATGATGAATTTAAAGAATTGTTGGACTGGATAGAAACACGCCGCAATCAACACCAACCAACACCACAACCGCTTAATGCGTTTGTTGAGTTGCCGGTTGTTGATACAAACCGAAAGTAATTAACCGAACCACTCTTATGTGCAGTTTCATTTTATAAAAGCCCTGTTATTACAGGGCTAAATTTTAAGCAACAGTCAAGTCTTTAACTTCTGTTTGTTCATTTACAGTTTTAATAACTCCAATGGCGTGTTGGCAACTTTGCTTTGTTGTATAGCCTTCACCACTTGTCGCTATAGATTGGTGATTACCTGCTTTCAATCTCCAGCGAAATTCACCTTTCGCATCTTTATAAATTTCAAAATACATAGGAGCTCCTTATGCACCAAATAAAAGAATATACCTTTACTTATCATTTTGAGGGTCAAACTTGGGTTATCAATATCTTTGCTGATACGCCAAAGCAAGCCAAAGAAAAAATAAAGGCGGTTCCCCAAGCAACCTACGAAGGCGAAATTACGCAATCAATTCACATTCCAGTAAAAGATACCTCGTGGTTAGCAAAGGCGATCAAGAGAATAGCACAGCGATTTTCATCTTCAACAAAATCATTTTAATTTTGAGGCATATCTCACATTTTAATAAGTGGTTTTGTTTTTGAAAAATTTGACACCGCCTCACTTCGAATGAAGAAAAGCCACCTACATTTGAACTGGAATATCGATTAGCTTCCCCCATTTAAACGGAAAATATTCCGATTTAAAATGTAACCTAATTGAGTAAAATGGCTTATTATACGTTTTTAAATTAACATAAAATTCTAAAAATACTTTATTTTCTATTGATTGATGAATAGATGGAATAACCAAATTTATATTTGATAGATCAATTTCACTCTGAAGCTCAATTTTTCCACGACCTAAATAATCTGTACCGTCCCACGCCTTAAATAAAGGAAGGTCAGATTCAATCCGTTCTAATTGATACGCAAAAGAAGTTCGCTTTGGATAAATGGTTATTCCCTTAATATGAGACGTATTTAAAATACCTCGAGAATGGAAATGAGGAAAAGGCATTCTCTTTCTTAAGATATTTTGTAACCACATCCAAATACCGCCTAGAACACCCAACACTGCACAAATCGCTGTGATAGCGTTTGCATCAAACATAGCAATCTCCTTGTTGCGAAAATAATGATTAAGCACCTTTATTCTAGCACTGGGAGATTGCTTTTTAATAGGAGAAACGAATGTACAATTGGATATATATCCTAATAGGCATAGCGATTTGCTGTGTCGGTTTAATTGCATTTACTATCGGTATTTCATTTATATTCGGTAAAATCTAATTTGACACCCACCGCCCTTTCGGATTAAGATAACCGCACTACAAGCCGTTCCCAACGGCTTTTTTTATAGGAATAACACAATGAAAAAACAAAATACCCAACCGGTGAAAATAGAACTCAACGGCGAAGCCGGAAAACGGGTCGCACTTTCCGCAGCAAAAAGAATTATCAAAACACATAACAAAGAAATCAAAGCGTTAGCCTACAAATGATTGCTCTTGAACTCGTTCTTGCCATTCACGAAACCATTTTAGAAACCGAACCGGGGCTAAAAGGACAAGCGGATTTAGGCAAACTAGACAGTGCATTAGCACGTATTGATAACTGGATGTTGTATGAAAATACCGACAACATCTTTGACATTGCCGCACTCTATGCCGTAGCCATCGCCAAAGCGCACGCATTTCCTGACGGCAACAAACGCACAGCAATGGTAACTATGCTCACCTATCTCGATCTGCAAGGTGTAGAAATTCCACCGGATCACGGACTAGATGATACGATGGTAGATGTGGCTAGCGGTAAATTAGATTTTATTGCGTTGTCCCAGCATTTACAGCAAATGGTTAATTAACAACTTTTCCCAGATTATTTGCCCACTGTAACAGGTGGGCTTTTTTATACACAAAGGCTCTATATATGCTTTCAACAATATTTACCTCAACATTAATTTCATTACTTGTATCGCTGTTAGTTCACAGGTTCACAATGACACAAGTAACAAAATGGTTTGATAAGTTCTTCAATGAAGAAACTAAAGTTTTCGAACAATATGCGAAAGATATTAAAGAAATAGTGAAGAAAAACTCATAGACCAACATCATAGAAGGTTCTTAATGATAGATTTAATGGTTTCCTCTTTTGGAAATCCACAATTGTATTTTTAATTATTCTTAAAAATATTTATTTGTTCACATAATTATTTTTTTATTTGCATAAAGTTTAATTGTTAAGTATTATTCGCAAAGTTATAACGCACTTGAGCGTTACACTTTCATAGATCGGTGCAAGAGATCATTGTTCTTTATACAAACCATGATGTAAAACTGCTTACTTAAGGGAAACTTAAGTAGGTTTTTTGTGTCTAAGCTAATAGGAGGAAACAATGAAAAAATATAGTTTGAATGAAGGTTGGGATGGCTTTTAATGGAAGAAACGGTAAAATTTTTGGGTGAAAGTTACGGCTTCTGGGTTCAAACAGGAGCCGTTGTTTTATCCGCTATTATGGCCGTTTTAGCTATTTTACACAATGGTAGAATGGCAAGAAGACGAACGACAATTGATGTTCTATTGCAAGAAAATCAAGACAAACAGCTTGTAGCAGCAAAATTTACCGCATTTAATTTAGCTAAAGATCCTAATCAGTCTTTTGTTGAACTCTACTTTTCTGAAAAAGAGAAACAAAGCGATACCTACAAACAAATCACGATGTTGCTCAACCGCTATGAATTTATCGCCCAAAGTATAAAAAATAAAGCATTTGAAGAAAAAATCTATAAACAGATGCAATATACAAACATTACTCGAATGTGGGATCGAGTCTGCCCACTTGTTTATGAAATCCGTCAGCGGCAAAATAGTCAGACCTTTTATCAAGAATTTGAGTGGCTAGCCAAACGTTGGAAAAAGAAGCCTCTTAAAGCAAACTAAATTCCCCAAATCCCACTTTACAACGTGGGATTTTTATTTTACTATCCGCCTCAAGGTGTCGAAACCTTAATGTTCAAGGCGGATAGTTCACTAATCGCCATAAGGCGATTTTTTTATATCCGTAATCCTGACTATGTCGGGAGGGCGACTAATACAATACCGTAAGGAAATACGTCCAGCCCTTACCTTGAACAGGGTTTTCGAACCTCCCGACGCCATTGTCGAAAATGGTTTGTTTTTTACAAATAGTTCAAGGATTAAAAAATGTCAAATTTAACTATTCTCAATACCTCAATTCGCACTCTTGATAATCTTTTTTGTTTAAATGATCTTCATAAAGCAAGCGGCTCTGCTAAAAATAAACAACCTGCTTTCTTCATTCGCAATGAACAAACAAAAGATCTAATTAGTGAGATTGACAGTGAAAACTCCCACTCTGCAAATTCGCAGACTGCAATAAAATCAATTAATGGCGGTCTAAATCGTGGCACCTATGCTTGCGAAGAACTTGTTTTAGCCTATGCGACTTGGATAAGCCCGAAATTTCATTTAGTCGTACTACGGGCGTTTTTGGCAATGCACCGAAACGAACCAAAACAACTCGCTTTGCCTGAGCCAGAAAAGAAATTCACCTTTGAGTTTACCGAGTATGAACTTGAGCAACTTGTCTGGCTATGGTGTGGACATAAACAAATGAATGTTCTATTAGGTGATATGGTTGATCCGTTAGATGCCATCGGCTCACGTTTTACAGGAATAGTCATCAGTCACCACCACGAATATCAACGGCAATACAAAACCACGCTCCCAACCATTCAACGCCTGATTATGCCATTCAGGCAATCAGACCGCCTAAACTGGACAAGAGCAATCAACCTGATTAAACAATAAAACCCAACCAAAACCGACCGCACTTTTCAGTGTGGCGGTTTCTTGCACCCTAAATTCAGTAAAAGGAACAGAAAATGCGCATTAAAAGAATAAAAATCGCCCTGCTCGCCTTCGTGTTTATCGGGTTAGCATGGAATTTAGAACTCAATCACGACTATGACGGAAAATTTATTCAACCACAAACCACACAGCCTAGCGAAAGCTAGGTTTTTTATTGGAGGAAGTATGGAAATTAATATCTATGAAGACTTTCTTTCCAAACCTGAAATTGAGTTTCTAACGGGAAGAAAAAATAAATCACTCATTATTGAACAACTCAATGCGATGGGAATCCCCTTCAAAGAAAACGCCCATGGCTACCCTATTGTTCGCAGAGATTATGACAAAGCTAAATCACGATCAATTACTCATGCAGAATCTCAACTCCACGAAGAAATCCCTTGGAGACCTGCCGTATTACAAGTTTAGGAGATGAATTATGGGCCGCCCACGCAAAAGAGAAAACCAAGGCTTACCACAAAATTTAATTTGCCGAAAACGTCAAAGAAAGAATGGGAAAATTGTCACATATTACTATTATGTAATGAGTGATAAAAAAGAAAAACCCTTAGGTGTGGATAAACATCTAGCTGTATTAGAAACAGCAAGATTAAATTGTGACCGGGTAAAAATAAGAGAAAAAATGATTACGTTTGTGACAGTCGCAATACGGTATCAAAACGAAGTCATGCCATTGAAAGCATTAAATACACAAAGAGCCAATCGAGTAAATCTAAAAAATCTACTTGGTTTCTTTGGCAACCCTCCCGCACCACTGGATAAAATTGAACCTCAGCATATCAAACAATATTTAGATTGGAGAAAAAATTACACAGCCTCAGCCAATAATGAAATTGCATTATTCCACCACATTTGGATGAAAGCCCGTGAGTGGGGCTATACTAGATTCCCTTGTCCAAGCGAAGGGATTCAGCGATACAAGGTAAAATTCAGAGAAATCTATATAGAAGATCGAATCTTAGAAAAAATCTATTATTTCGCCGATCAGCAACTTCGTGATCTTATTGATGTAGCCTACCTTACAGGACAAAGACCAATTGATATAGTAAGCATTGAGAAAAAACAAATTATTGATGATGAATTGTACATTGTTCAGAAAAAGACAAAGAAACGAATGCGGATCGCCGTAGTAGGGCAACTAAAAGAGATCTTCAACAGAAGATTATCGGAAGATAGAGAGTATCTGTTCTGTAATAAACGTGGAGCAAAATTAAGTCGAGCTGCGTTATCTAACTGGTTTGCTAAAATAAGAGAAAAGGCAGCTAAGCACTTTCAAGAATATGCTGACGAAATCTTAGCCGTTCAGTTTCGAGATCTACGGGCTAAAGCCGGTACAGATAAATTCCTTTCTTCCGATACGGAAACAGCACAAAAACAACTCGGTCACACGTCCCCACAAATGACAAAACGTTACATCCGAAAAGATAAAATTATCTTACCGACTAAAGTATAG